AATTTATTGACTTCATTAATACCTTACGTCTCATGCATATTACTATATATATAAGACAAGTATTGACGGTTCTATTTTTTTTCTTGTACTACTTGTATTGTTTATCAATATTTCAAAGAACTAACGTGACTTCTGTCGCGCTGCTTTCTTAGCGAAAGCGGATGCAAAGATAAGAACTTTTTCAGATAACTTCCAAACTTTTTCGAAGTTTTTTTGTTTTTATTTTCTGAAGCCTTAAACTTTAGCAGAATGTCAATTGTTAGGCTGTCCCTCTCTTGGAAAGCGGGTGCAAAAGTACGAGGTTTTGCTATACAATCCAAATATATCTGACTATTTTCTACCACTTTTTTGAAACTTTTCTGTAACCACCTGATTGACAATGATATTGTAGAGTATCTTTTTCTACTGTAATTGTAAAAGCTATTTTCTTTATACATTAATATATATTCACGCGTGAGTAAAGGATTGAATAGATAAAAATCACGACTACAAAATTAATATCGATGAATCAGTGAGCGTTAATAATATACAAACTTGCGGAAAAAGCTTGCCATTTACAAACGTATGGAATAAAAAAGATAAAAAAAATGGAAGAATATGTTTAAGTTTTATTATATCGAATTGCCAGAACAGTGTAACAAAACAAAGATTCCGCCACCTTTCTTGCCAAGAAAAGCAACGGAACCTGGTTATCATTTGAATTTCTGAATTTTATGGATGGAGTAAATCTTTCTTTATTTCTTTAAAATAGGGATTCCAACTACTGCTACTATATGCCGAAATCGCAGCCTCTGGCACAAATAGTGTACTTATTGATTTTAGAGAAGAATCAAAAGCAGCCGTACCAAGCGTAGGTGGAGTACTTCCCAAACAGTAAACTTGGCTCATTTTCGTACATAAGTGGAATGTATTTGTTTCAATGGATGTTAATGAAGCCGGGAAAAAAGATCCCACTAACGCAGAACAACCTGAAAAAGCAAACTCACCGATTGTTTCTACTACATTCGGATAATAGAAGGTAGTTATACCACTACATCCGGAATATGTATTCCTGAGTATATTTTTCACCTGTGTACGTTGCATATTAATACTTTCCATGTTCTTACAATCCGTAAATACACCTGCTCCTAAAGTTTGCAGTGCATTGGGGAGTGCTGCTCTATCTATATAAACATCTTCGTAAGGGAAAAACTCTGACTTAAGTAAAGTGCAATAAGAGAAAGCTCTCACTTGTATCTCAGTGATATTATGATGTAATGTCACATACTGCAAATTCGCACATTCATCAAATAGATTATTCCTGAGTACTGTTACTCCTGTAGGAATAGTAATAGCCTTTAATGAACGGCATCTTAAAAATGCAGCCTCCCCTATCTGAGTGATACCATTATGCCATGTGACGCGCTCCAGATTCTGACATTCCTGAAAAGCATAGTCAGGGATATCTGTTACTGTCGTAGGTATATTGATAGATACGACTCCACAACGAGAAAAGGTTGAGACATATAATTTCTTTAAACCCTCATGCAAAGTGATCGTACTTAAATTCGTACAGTTTTCAAACACCCAACCTTCATACTGTGACGTAGATACTTCTGTATTTTTGCCCAAATCTGTTACACTACCTGGAATATCTATCGATGTCAGTGAAATACAGTTATTGAAGGCTTGTCTACGAATCTCTTTCAATCCGTCGTGCAATTTCACTTCCACCAAACCGCGGCATTGTTCGAATGCCCATTCACCTATGATTTCCACATTCTCAGTATCAATACTTGTCAATGCTCTGCAATTAGTGAAAGCTGCATAACCGATAGTTTTCATAGATAAAGGCAGTCTGACTGCTTTCAATGAAGTGTTTGGTGTATCACCACCGAAACGTAATGCACGATCCGGCAGTTCAGTCAAGTCGGTCATCGAAATATCCAGCACTTCAAGTGCAGTTAATGATTCTCTGATATATTTAAAATCTTCTACCGTGATAGAGCCCTTTAGTGCCAGTCTTTTCACAGATGTATCCAACCCTTTGATACTTAAATCACCTCCGGTACATGCCACTATCTCACCGTCAAAATATTTTACTTCTCTCGAAACTGATATTGTACCATCATTAGCGTCAGTCACTGTCACCGTCAATAGAGCTGTATCCGACAGTTTGACATTTGCCGGAGGGGTAATAGTAATCTTTGCACTTCCCAGAGTATATGTTCCGTCTGTGCCGGTAAAAGTCGGTTCCGTTACTGATACTTTCCATGTATCTGCCGCACCACGACTTTTAATAATCCAGTCTGCTTCATTACCATTCGTAATAGTAGTAACAATGGATTTATAATCTTCCTCTTTCATAGTAGAAGCAAAAGTGATATCTATAGAATTGTCTGAAGGAGATGCATAGAACAAATCGCTGCCACCAATACCCACAGCGAGGCCGTCAACTAGCATCGGAAGCGTGAATTCCTTTCCATTTGCTAATGTGAAGATCACTTTGCCGTCTTCTATTTTCACACCGTCTTTTTTGAAAACAGAATCCCCCTGCTCACCTTGCGGACCTTTCTCCCCGTCTTTCCCAGCGGAACCGGTATCTCCCTTTTCACCGGTGGCAGCCACTTTATTACTATTACTGTCCAGTAACCATTCATCATCTACTTTCCAGTACAGTTTGCCTTCAAACGTATCTACACTGATAACGGGAGAATGACCGGGCTCACCATCCTTACCAGGCTCACCATTGTTTCCAGGTTCACCATCGTTTCCATTTTCTCCATCTTTACCGGTAGTAGGTATTTTATTGTTATCAGCATCAGTCAACCATGCAGAATCGGCATCACCGAGCTTTATAGTCCAATAATATATACCGTCGGTATCTTTCTCCGCACCAATAAGAGGGGTGATGCCGTCGACACCGTTTATACCGTCAGCACCGTTCTTACCATCCTTGCCGTGATAGATGGTGATGGGCTTGCTTTTAGTGAAAGTGATAGTGTAACCCACTTCTACTGATCCTTCTACAATAGGAGTAACTCCGGTCACATAGTCATTCTGTTCCAATGCTGAAACCAGTCCCTGCAAGGCGCTGATCTGTGTATTGGTAGTGCTGCACCATGATTCCAGTTTTTCTACTCTCGATTTAAGGTCGTTCACATCGTTGCGCAAAGCAGTGTCGTCATAGTCATCTCCGCAACTGAAAAATGTTGTTGCCAAGAGGAGTGACATACCTAAATGTTTTAATTTTCCCATATTCTCTAGTTATTAATTAATAATGTAAATCGCTATCAGATCCCTAAGAAAAAAGAAGTGTTATAAATGCAATGATTATTTTAAGTTCGAAGTTATACAACCATTTCCCATTCATGCTTGAAATAGGTAAGTATGGTTCCGGGACTAAGATACTCACGACCGGGTGCCCGTGTCCGGCTGCGAAATCGGTAATGGGCGTGTATCACAAGGCAGGTCAGCCGGTAATTAAAATATTTATGGCAACGGTGTTGAAGATAGTCGAACAGACGGCAGATGCGCGTAAAGAAACTGAAGACTTCATTATAAGGAATAGTATGACGTTTATGATTACCTTTTTCGGCTTCTTCCAGTTCATGAAGGGCATAGATGAGCTGATCAATATCATCTTTGGTATTTTGCATGGTACGGTTAAGACGTTCCTGTCTGATTGCCTGCATGGAAAGCTGCTCCTGTTTGTGCTTAAGACGCTCTTTTATGAATTTATTTTTTTGCTTCATTATACTTAAGTTGTCCGTTTGTATAGGCGAAAATTACTTCGTAAGTAACAGAAACTTGTTTTATGACAGAACAGAGCGCAGTTCTACCATAATTCTGATTATCAACAGATTATTTAAGTCAAGAAAGACAAATAGCAGTGTATTCCGCTTTATTCATTTCAAAGTGGGAAGAAAAAGTTATATGCGTTTTCATAACTCTTGCAACTAGTATGTATCCCTATCCTTGTTTTTTGCCTTGTGTCGAAACTTTTTTAGTGATCTAATGAAAATAACTTTGTAAATAATATATTTTTTATTAAAATTCTTATATCTTTGCAGCATCGATAACTCTCTGTTACTTACGAAGTAACAGCATCTTAAGCTTCATTCCACATTCTCTTTTCCCCTGTGATTATGTAATTATTAACGACTATATTTGCCCGATTAAGTTCCTCCCCTTCAAAACTCTTGAGATACGTCCGTGTGACTTCAAGTGAAGAATGTCCCAGTCCTTCGGAAATCACCTCTTCGGGAACCTGGCAATATTTGGCAAGTGTAGCCCAAGTGTGGCGTGCCGTGTAGGAACTGACTTTTACCTCCTCCATTCCCATCAGTCCGGGTAGTCTCGAAAGGTTGAAGTTCAGCTTACGCAAGCAACGGCGATAATCATCAAAAGCTTCTCTATCGAAAGAAGTGGGAGTAAGGATATCCAACAGATAGGGCGAAGATTCTTCCCGGCTCCTATAACGTTCGATAAGCTGACGTGCCTGCGGCATAAGCTTGACACAAAGTTCAGTACCCGTCTTTTGGCGTCGGCATATCAGCAGGTCCCCTTTCAAATCCACTTTGCGCAAGTGAGCAAGGTCTACAAAAGGCATCCCTTGCAGCAACAGCATCAATCGCATTGTGTCCTGCGCCCGGTACACCTCCGGAGGGAGTACAGGACTGGAGAGTCTGCCGGAAGAATACTTTCCGTCAACAACATCACCCAGCAATCGGCTCGTCTGCCCGGCAGTTAATGCCAATTTATGTTCGGAAGATACCCCTGTTTTGAGATTGACAAACAGGCGACATTCTCCCGCCACAACCCCACGATCTACCGCACGGTTATAAATAGCACGCAGCGCACGGATATAAGTAGAAGTTGTGTTATAACTCTTCTGCTCTTTCTCCAGATAATATTGAAATTTACACAAGCTTCTTCGGTTCAGTCCTCCCCAAAATATTTTGCCACCACCTACAGAAGCGGTGAATGCCTGCAAGGCATAGTGATAGATATAGGCCGTCGCAAAACGGTTCTCTTGCCGCAACTCGCCAATAACTTCGTAAACAAAGTCTGTAAAGCTATGCTGTTTCATATAATCCTTTCTTTTTAAGTTCATAATTGAGATTCTTTTTTCGCCATAAACTATATAAAATGAACTACCCTACACAATGTTCAACCGATTTTTTTGTCGAAATAAAAAGGAATGTACTCTCCTTACCCTTATTACCAATGCGGTGCTTCACGGTTTTTCCACACCTGCAAACGATTTTTACCTTTGCAGCGTTTTAATAAAACATATGTGTAAGGTGATGAAATATTCTCTCTACAAAGCGGATGCTGAGGAAGAAAACGAAGATTCTCCGAAACTTGACGAGAAACCCGGAGGGGGTAGCACCAATGAATACACGGCGACGTAACAAAAAGAAACGCTACTACGGATATTAGGAGAACTGAAACTGTTATTTCCACAGGCGAAAATCGTAGGGCATTATCAGTTAAGTGCGGATGTCTGAATCAAGTGTCCGGAGGTTGCGAGGAAGGAGTATGAATGGTTGTAGGGGGGAGATAAAAAAAATGTGCTGCTTCAGGGCGGCACACTCTTTTTTCGGACACAACGTTCGTAAATGATCGAAATATTTGATTGATAACAAGTTAGATAATGACACACGTACGGATTTATTTGTATAAACATTATTTCGCTAAGGAAACTACTCTTTTCATGTAGGTTTCTATGTAGGTTAATTAATACCAATTGATTCCTACTAATACGAATTAATAATAAGCCATTAACTAACTCGTTATCAATCTATGTATACGATTAACATTAGGGGTAAGCAGAACCCGAAAGACACCAAGATGGTCAAGCTGGAGATGATTTTCTTCAAGACCGGTTACGCCCGTGTGCCGAAGGTTATAAACATTACAGGGCTATTAAAAGACTGGGATGTCAAGTCTCAGAGTTTCCGTGTAGGGAGTGCGGAAGCCACTACCAAGAACAAACTGCTTTTCGATTTGCGAACCAAATATCTGCATGTCGCTGATACCTGGGAGATGGAAGGCAGAAACTGGTCGCCCGTCCAGTTGTCACATTGCTTCGATGAAATCAAGGCGGCAAAACCCGAGGTCAAAGTAAAGAGCGTCCAGCAGATGATCGATTATCTTGAAGAGACATTCAAAAACAAGAAACGCATCAAGAACGGGCAGATCGTCGATAGTACGACCAATGCCAAACGGTATGTCTATCTCAAGCGTGAACTGCAGGCGTTTACAAAAGAAAAATATGCAAAAGCCTTTTCCTCTTATTTCTTTGCTGACATTACAGAAGAGTTTCTTCTTGACTTTGCATTTTGGCTTAAAGAAAGAGGTATCAGAAACGGCAACAAGGCCGGACTCACGCACAAATTGAGGTTGCTCCGTGCCGTATGCAGGCAGGCGGAAAAGAAAGAGATGTACGGGGTGAATATGGAGAACTTCCTCTGTCTCGGTGATGATATCAATTGGCCGGAAAGCACTTCAAGAGCAGTCCCGGAAACAGTCATAGCAAAAATTGCAAATGTTGACCGTACCCTGTTTACGAAGAAAGAGCAGTTGCATCTTGATTTGTTCCTGTTCAGCTACTATACCGGAGGTATGGCGAATGTCGATGTCTGTAACCTGACATGGGATTTGGTCCAGGAAGACCGCATCGTCTATGAACGTATCAAGTTTCCCAAAACAGCCAAACCGGAGCTTCTCAGCAAAGCAAAAGCCATCATGAATAAATACCGTGGGCAAAGTTACGGAAATTATGTATTTCCTGTTTTTACACATAAACACACGACCACTTCCAAGAAGACTACACGTGTCAAGCAAATTTCCACACGTCTTTCACAAACCTTGACGAAAGCATGCAAGATACTACGCATTAAAGAAAACATCACCTGGTATTCCGCCCGTGGTTCTTTCATATCAAAGATGGTAGATGCCGGTAACAATCCATATGTGATTGCAGAGATGGCGGGCAACAGTCCATTGACCATCTATAAGCACTACTACAAGAATACGAAACGGGAAGAAATCAAACGGCAAATGGAAGAAATGTTCTGATTGTGCATGTCCATATACTCGCAAATACCTTGGCAATTCCCCTGCAATCCTCCGGAATACGGAGGATTTTCTGTGTTGGTGAATAATTACACTCTACAATGGGTGTTAAATCTTACTGATTACCAAAAAGATAGTTATTATATTGACAAAATCGCTTTTATTTTCGAATAATTTCACTACCTTTGTAATCAATAACTTAAATAGAATTTATATGAAAGAATTGGTTTCAAAAATACAGGAAGTATATGCTACATTCTCCACGGATGCGGCACTTCAGATTGAAAAAGGCAACAAGGCCGCAGGTACCCGTGCCCGCAAGGCTTCGTTGGAACTGGAAAAATTGATGAAGGAGTTTCGCAAGGTTTCTTTGGAAGAATCCAAGAAATAGCCTTAACACATCGGCCGTTGTCATATAATGGCCGGTCTTCTGCAGATACGGCATAAAAAGTGTATTGGCAGAACGACATAATAAAAAACGGAAAGCGTTAACTTTTGTCATGCATCGAAATCTGGTAAAATTCACTTATCCGCAGGACAAACAGTTTTCGCCTATGCTTTTGCGTGGGCTTAACTTGTTTGCGGATAGGTTTACCAGAACCTCGGTGCTACGGGTTATGTCCCACGCTTTTTGGTCTTGGTATACTGAACGCTTGACGGGACTCAAGCCAAATACGGAGATATTATGAATGACATGAATCTGATGGATGAACTTATGAAAATTCCTGCTGATGCGACTGCCGCCACAGTACAAGGCATAGAAATGCTGCTTATCGATAAAAACAAGGCGGAGTCTTTATTGGAATCGGATCCTAATGACAACGCCATCCACGAATGCCTTTTAAGCAACGGCCGTTTCCTGTTCCAATCGGACAATGCCAACCTCGTTGCCCTGTATAAAGTAACAAGAGCATCTGAATAACGCTCCTGTTGCATATAATCACCTTATTTATCTGATTTCATCCTTTCTACAAAGGCTTTTGACGGTTTGAATGCCGGGATATTGTGGGCAGGCACTATTATCGTGGTATTCCTGCTTATGTTGCGTGCCGTCTTTTCCGCACGGTATTTGATGATAAAAGAACCGAAGCCGCGAAGATAAATCTCCTCGCCGTTTATCATGGCAGACTTTACGCTATCCATGAATCCTTCAACAATTTGCAACACGACCTGCTTCTCCAGACCGGTCTGCATTGCTATTTCCCTGACGATATCCGCTTTTGTCATATCAATTCTTGATTAAATACTGTCAATCCGGTTACAAAGATACATCATTTTCTGAAATATCCTCTTTTTATAAGCACATATAACAAACATTAGCCGGTGTCGGTCTCTACTCTTTCGATACAAATAGTATCGAAGTATGAAACTGACACTCAACCGCAAATTCAAAGGCCAGACCTACACTATAGGCGACCTGTCTATCGATGGCAAGTTTTTCTGTAACACCATCGAAGATGTCGTGAGGGAACTTCCGGCAACCTGTCCGGACACTTCCTGTGGTCGCTCCTGTACCTGCGCGGAAAAAGTCTATGCCAAGACAGCCATTCCTGCCGGGACTTATAAAGTCACCCTTCAGTACAGTCCCAAGTACAAGAAGAAAATGCCATATCTGCATGATGTGCCACATTTCCTCGGCATCTTGGTCCACTCCGGCAATACAGAAGTCGATTCCGCCGGCTGTATCATCGTGGGAAAGAATACGGTCAAAGGAAAAGTTTTGGAATCCCGTGCCACTTTCCAAGAACTGTATGCCATACTCGAGTCCGAAGGGGACATAACCATTCAGATTGTATAAAGCGAATGGCGATCAACAGGCTCAAACCACCCAGAAACCTGCGCATCGAGTTCAAACCGTCCCCACGGCAATATGAACTCTGGAAACTCTTGCAGCCAAACTATTGTCCCCATTGTGGCGGGGAGATCGAGCAAATCCTTGTTGGCTATGATCAGCAAGGTAACCCGCAGTACAGGCCGCAGTGCAGGCATTGCAAGTCGCAGAACCTGCCACAGCTGATACTGGGAGGCGGAGCGGCAGGCGGCGGGAAAGCGGCGCCATTGGATTCAACGGTATGTACTCCTTTCGGTTTCCGCAAAGTTCGGGATTTGAAAGTCGGGGACATCATATCCTCTGCCACAACCGGAGGGCAGCAACGGATAATCTGGCTACACCCTGTTGAAAGACATGATTACTACCGTATCCACTTTATCGACGGGACATATTTCGACTGTTCCGCGGGACATTTGTGGAAACTTCATCAAAGTCACAAAAGGACGGAACGGAAAGATACGGGGTGGAACCGGAACAACGAGAGACTTTGGAGTACCCGGATTATTCACGATTGGATGCAGCGTAAGAAACACGGGATGCATAGAGGTAGTAATTTGACTATTCCCCTGTGCGCCCCGGTACAGTTTACTTCGGGAAAACGGTACAGACATCCCAACCCCATAGAACCTTATATTCTCGGGGCTATTCTCGGCGATGGGTGCATTACGAAATCCGTGACGGCGGCCAATTCTGTGTTACTCACGACAACGGATGATGAAATTGTCCAAAGATTCATGTCCGCAGGATATGATATGGGCCATTATCAGAGAAAAAGCGGGAATAAAGCCCAAAGTTATGTGATTTATGACCGTAACTTAGTGGATGCGCTGAGGGTGCTTGGCTTGGAAAGATGTGATTCTGCCAACAAGTTCATTCCCCGGCAATATAAATACGCCCCTGTTGAAGAGCGTAAACAGCTCATCCGGGGGCTGATGGATACCGACGGCTATGTCGATGGAAGGGGGTACATGTCTTACTGCACGACAAGCAGCCGATTAGCGGAGGACGTGGCATTTGTCATACGCTCTTTGGGAGGTATAGCGACAATCAAAAAGCCTCCTGCAGGATATAAGGACAAGGCAGGAAACTTCATCCAATGCAAGGATTGTTACAATGTGTACTTCCGTACCCGTATGAATCCGGAACTGGTCGGTTTGTCAAGGAAAAAAGCGAGATGTCGGTATGAGTTCAACGGTGGAGCGTCAGAACCCGGGAAAAGGATTATCGATGTCGAATATATCGGGAGACGGAAGGGACGCTGTATCACGGTTGATGATCCTTGCGGTCTTTATGTCGCTGACGACTTTACTGTAACGCACAATTCCTTCATCGGCAGCGTTTGGCTGGTGTCTTCATGTATCCGGTTCGAGAATATCCGTGCGGTGGTGGCCCGTAAGACACTCAAGTCATTGAAGGAATCGACATGGAACACCATCAAGTCGATACTGAAGGACTGGGGACTGAAAGAGGACATAAACTACAAGATAAACAATCTCGAAGGCACGCTCACATTCTGGAACGACTCGGTCATCATCATGAAAGAGATGTCGGACATTCCCAGCGACCCCAACTTCGAGCGTTTCGGTTCTTCCGAATACACCATCGCCATGGTGGACGAAGTGTCGGAAATCTCGGAGCGGGCTGTCGAAGTGTTGTTCTCCCGTCTCCGCTGGAGGATCCATGAGACATTCAAGACCCCGAGAATGCTGCTTACTACCAACCCGACGATTAACTGGGTGCGTTCCCGCTTCGTTCAGGGCGAGAACGGAGAAAAAGTCATCTGCCGTGAGGGTGAAGCGTACATTCCATTCTCCGTGTTCGACAACCCGAATATCGCTTTCCGTCAGGTGTACGAGGCGGCTCTGAACAAGATCCGGGACCAGGCGACAAAGGAACGTCTGCTCTATGGTAACTGGGATTTCGTGGAAGCCAATGATATGGCGATTTACAGCAGTTTCGACGGCGCCCGGCATCTCGTTACCGGACTGAAAGAAAGGGCGTATGATCCGACCAGACCGCTCATCACGGTGTGGGACTTCAATGTCGCTCCCCAAATGTCGGTACTCTCTGCACAGATAGATTATGAAAACAAGAAGGTCTATATATTGGAAGAGATACTCGGCAGGCCGGAGGAGAAAGAGAACAACACCCCAGCACTGGCACGGAAGGTTCGCCTGAAACTTTACCGGGACAAGCATATCGGCGGAGTGGATGTGACCGGTGACCCTTCCGGGTTGCAACGTTCTACCACGAACGAGGACGGTGTAAACAACTACACGATTATCGTCGGGACGTTCGGTAAAGGCGTCCTGCGACCGAAGGTGAAGCTGCTGCGTAAGCAACCTCCACAGGTTACCCGTTGCGAGTTCGTCAATGAGGTATTCGATGGGTATAACGGTTGGGAAGTCCAGATTGACGTCAAGTGTCGCAATCTCACACGGGATCTGATTTACCAGCTCCGCAACGAGGATGGCACCAAGTCCAAGCAAAAGACAACCGATCCGAAAACAGGCGTGAAGTACGAGCGTTACGGTCATCTGTCCGATTGTCTGGACTACCTGCTTTGCTACTATCTGCGTGACAGTTGGTACAAATTCAAGAGCGGTGATGCGAATGGCTATATCGTATCGACCTCGGTCATCCAGGAAGGATTTTCATACTAGATAATGAAGCAAAAATATGTATAGACGGTTTCTCAATAACAACGATTACCTGGGTATCATCACGCCCGAAGTACTCGCACAACTTACCCGCGGTAACGGCGAACACTTTGTCCGGGCGGAAGAAGCGGCCGAGGCATCGGTCGTGGAATATCTCTCGGAGAACTACGAAGTCGAGAAAGAACTGGCCAAAGGAAAGTGTATCGCCGACTACGACCGGCGCGTCACCTATCCCGTGGGCGTGCATATCTACTTCGAAGGACAAATCCATGAGGTCATTCGTTCCATCAGCGGCTACCGCAAACCTGCAACAAAGACTTTCTGGGAGGAGTGCGTCGATACCTGTATCGATATGAAACAGGTGTCGGGCTATACCCAGTTTAAGACCTATTACCCGGGCGACAAGGTGAACTACAACGGGGTGATTTACAGTTGTCTCGCAGAAAACGGCTACAAGTTCGACGATATTCGTATCCCGATGGTAGCCGGTTGGCTGGAAGTCGAAACCTCACTCTGGCATCCCGTTGAATACCCCCTGTGGAGTGTCGTGGAGTATGAAGATGGATTCTTCACGCTGGTATCGCTTGATAACTTTGACTCTAACGTCGACCCGATGGCTTCAAGCTGCTGGGGAGCCATAGCCGATTACGATTCAGCGTATAACGCATATGAACTGTCTGAAAATGAATACGTGGTTTATGACAGGCATGTGTTCTATCCGGAAACCGACATCAATGCGGATGAACCCTCCGTTGGTTTCAACTTGGCCCTTCACGACCCCAGAAATTACAATTTGAAAAAACACTTGGTACGCTTAGCTGTCTATGAGTTAACCAAGCTTATTGCCCCGAACAACGTAAGCGTTGTCAGAATCCGGGATTATGAAGATAGCATGAGATGGTTGAGTGATGCGGCCAAGCTGCGGCTTACCCCACAGATACCGCGCAAACTCGATGAAACAAGAAAACCGGTAACCGATTGGCAATTGGCTACTTTCCAGACTGATTACGATCCATACAAGAACCCCTGGATGATATAGCTAAAAGCGGAATCTACATTGCAAAAAAACGGCAAGTACCAGTCTTCTTTTCCTCTTTGATTAAAAAGAAAAAGACATCTTCCCGCAGTAAGATTGACAGTTCCGCTTCCATCTTGATTACTTTCGTCAGAAGATGTTATTCAAGGCCCGCCACCGGCGTATAGCGAAAGAAAATCAAATTAACGGCGGGCGTTACGGCTTGGACGTAATTGCGTGTCTGTGGCTTTGATACGGGTAGAAACGGTGTATTGGAAGCTATAGACTTATTGTCAAGCTACTACAAAAATAGGGATACGACAGGTGACAAATCATTATTTTAAGGTATTGCAACAGAAAATATATGTAACGAACTTTGTAACTAAAAAAAGGACCCCGTTCCCGCCTATGCTAACAACTAAGAGTTATACACGCGAGCTGTTACCAACTATAGCGCGGAGAGTTTTTCAAGAAGATAAAAGAAGTGTACAGCACGAATTTATTTTCGGTGAGGTGAACAAGTGTTTCACCAACGCGTATACCTCTGCTTTAGGAGGGACGGAAGAAAATCATGATAAATAATGAAAGATGGAAGCAAATCGTTTTAAACATCCCGTTAGCCGTGAAATAACGGATCAATACATCCGTTCTTCATCTTGTCTGCAATGTAAGCCTTGTGGAGGGAACTGCATAGTCGTGGACAATCGTATCTCCTTTGTAGTCGATCCCGAAACGAGACGTGTCAGGCATCTTTTGTTCGATTCAACTCCCATCGCCTGTATGGGAAATTGCATAAGGCCCTGCCAGGAATCTTTACGTTTAGTGCGAAAGTTAAAGCCCGTATCGAAACAATTAGAATTTCTAAAAAATAATCAGCATATATGAGTATCACCAACATCATCAGCAACGACGAAGTTACACTCGTGCAAGGAGTCGACGGCCTTTTTTTTTGCGAAGAGTCATGGATTACGCAAAGCAGGGCGGCTTCCCGGTCGGAAGAGGCGTTTCCCGAAGAAGTCATTGAAATAAAAAATGAAGGTATCAGCATGGAACAACTTCAGACTTAACTATTCTGGCTAAACTTAGTTGCCACGTGAATGAAACGCTTTGTCTCCAAACCAGGCCATTCCTCCTGTCGGGCGTGCCATTCTTTGCAGGTGGTTCGGCCCGTTTTCGAAACATAACCGTATTTTGTTCTCTTTTGATACACTAACTCCCAATCCGTCATAGCCATGCCTCAACCTGTGTTCACAGCTTTTCTTCTTACGTTGTTTGCCGGCCTATCTACCGGTATAGGTAGCGCCATCGCCTTCTTTGCCAAACGTACCAACACGTTGTTCCTCTCTCTTTCGTTGGGTTTTTCGGCAGGAATGATGATTTACGTGTCGTTTATGGAATTCCTTTTCTCTTCCGTGCAAACCCTTGTCGGGGTACACGGCAAAACCGATGGGGCACTCTATGCGACACTCTCTTTTTTCGGAGGTATCGCGTTGATTTTACTCATCGACAAGTTCATTCCCCCCTACAAGAATCCGCACGAGATGCATTGGGTGGAAGAGATGAATCAAGAGGATAAACCGCATCCGAAAGTAAAGCCAAAATTATTGCGCGTGGGTTTGGTGACAGCCCTGGTACTGGCTGTCCATAATCTTCCTGAAGGCATGGCTACGTTTCTTGCCGCCATGAAGGATGCAAACATTGCCATCCCCATCACTATCGCCATTGCTTTACATAACATTCCGGAGGGTATTTCGGTTTCTGTACCCGTCTATTACGCCACGGGCAGCCGCAAGAAAGCCTTTTGGCTCTCGTTTCTGTCTGGTTTGGCAGAGCCAGTGGGAGCCATCATCGGCTACCTCGTATTGTCTCCCTTTCTCGATGACAACGTATTCGGAATCATTTTCGGTATGATTGCCGGAATTATGGTCTTTATCTCGTTTGACGAGTTGCTGCCCGCTGCCGAAGAATACGGCAAACACCACCATGCCATCTATGGCTTGGTGGCAGGCATGGCTGTCATGGCACTCGTCCTGTTGATGCCGGGTTAGCCAAACGAAACGGTATAAAAACAAGGAATAACTAAAAAACAGAAAAGATATGACTCCTCCCATTATGCGAAAAGTACCGATAAGTTTTTTAGACTCAATGGTGATAAAGATTCATATAATGCTTTAAGACATAGCATAATCTTACAAAGGAAGGGATAATGCGAATTGTTTATTCTTGGTAAATACACTGGCTCTACCGGTTTTTCTGCATTTTTCAATAATGTTTTGACGCACATTTGATTACCTGTAATATAGTGTATACATCATCAGCCCCATTTAAACGTATATTTTCTATATTTATTTTAAGGAATGACATGGTAATCTGCAACCAACGGACCATACGACATCTATTCTTTCCAAAAAAAACGCATGTCTTCAGACAAATCAAATCAGTTGCTTATCCGCGAGGCTATTCGTAAAATAGCTCTCGGCCGTAGCATGGAACGTATCAGTCTGGCTCCGGGTGGTATGTCCGGTATCGGTACGGCCCGCATGATACACGGCTATGTCGCCAAGATACACGATGACCCTTCGGACGAGGAGTTTTCCGACTACGGTGGCACCATCGATGTCGGCGAGTACCCGGACGAGACGGCCTCCGCCGAACTTGTCATCCATAAAGGCGTGCTACTTTCGGCTGCAACCAACAGTGAAGGCGGCTTCCTGATCGTACCTACACTCTTTTCCGATGTGACCATCTTCATGGATGCTGCCACCCGTTATGCCTATGTGGTGAATTTCTCCCATGTGGACATCCTGCGGCTCAATGCCCGCACGACAACCGTCATCGGTGTGACTGAAATGGAGGATTTGGATCCGGATAGCGATTCCTCTCCGGATTACGACGAACTGGATTCTACCGGCAACGAGACCTCCACCCGCTATACGCCGACCGCCGTCACAACAACCGTCAGGAATGATAAAAACAAGGAAGCGATAACCGTTATCGATGCGGAAAGCATCACGCATACGGTGGACAAGTCTGAAGTCAGACAGACGGCGGACAAAGTGGTACAAAAGGTCAATTCCACGACCGTTGCCGTTGCCGACAACAAGGTGACGCTCGGTGACGAGAATGCCACCGAGCCGCTGGTTCTGGGTAATGAGCTTGCCCGGCTGATGCTCGACTTCCTGACGGAATGTTCGAAAATCATGACCCCCACACTGATGGGCACGATGTTTCCGATCAATGTGTCGAACTTCATCTCGCTGACATCACGTATCCAGAAATTTCTTTCCAAGACCTGCTACACCAAATGAGCGTACAACTGCATCCCGATATAGAAACCATCGACAAGGAGAGCCTGTGCTATTCCATCTACGCACAGCTGTACCATAACTTTTTCAATGCCCAGCAGAAAAAGGACGACGAGCATCCTTACGGCATCGAGGAAGGCGACGAGACCAGCCTGAGACTGAAGAATACCGCTTACGGTTTTGCATCCGCCATTGCCGGTGCCGTAACGGGAGAAGGTGGTTTCGGAAGCGGCGGCTTGCTGTTAGATTACTTGAAGAAATCGGGCGGGAGCATGACAGGCAGGCTCAATGCCAACTACGGTTTTGAATCCGGCATTGGAAATTCCCGTATTCTGGAAACCTATTCACAGGACATTGCCGATTCGGAGGGAGTGGTAACTGCCGTCGAGTACGGTATCAGGATTACCGGTAACCTGAAAGTCGGGGGCGACAGCCTGCATATCGGCGGCCGGCAGTTGCTCCGCTACGATTCGGACAAGGGCACAGCCATACTTGATGCCTCCCGTATAGACTTCCTGGCAGCAACGATACATTCCAAAGGGGCATGGATTATCGGGGACGAGGATACAGGAATATCCATCTCCCCGACACGGCTGGCCGTGGGTGGACTGGATGTCTACCATCATGGAAATGCCAATATCGATACAGCGGATTGGACGATGCGGGACGGTATGGTGAGGCGGAATCTGACGGTGCAAGGGGACACGGTCATGGATGGCGGACTGAAAGCCCTGCAAGGCGTGGAACTGGGCGACAAGGGAAAATGCCTGCTTTCGTTCTCGGAAGAGGATGTCGCGCTCAGCGGATTCCTCTCGTTCCTGGATGGGTCCGGCATTCGAATTGGCGGGGTTCCTGTACTGCTCCGTACCGACAAGGACAAAATACAGTTCGGGAGTATCGGCGGTGATCTCCTTTTAGGCAGTGTCCATACCCCGAAGATACGCCTGTTCTCCGGCATATCGGATGTGGACGGTGAGTGCCTGATGCTTTCCCCTTACGGAAAGGCGTGCTTCCCGGGCTCGCTGACTGTCCGACACAACTACGGCGCCGACCTGCTCTCCTCATACCGGGTAGACACTTTTGACGAAGGCATTGTCATCCACAAGCGTTTACGGATGGGCACGGCAGACGGCTTCATTCTCACAGGCGACAAGGAGCGCATGTCGTTTTCTTCAGATGTACTCTATGAGAAGGAAGGCACAAGGACGGTTATCCCTTGCAGAACCGATTTTTCACACCGTCCGTCTGTGAGTTACTATGCCCCGCAGAACCGACACAGCGAATCGTTCCATATCCGCACCGATGCCGATTTCGTTACGACCGGCGTTCCGTTGGAAGCAGCCGGGCATATCGGAATCCATGCGTCGCCCACCCGGATTACTGACAGAACCCTATACTTGACAGAGGCGTTACGCCTGCAAGCGGTGGAGGACGGTATCCGGCATTACGGGAACAGCGTCTTTACCGGGTCGCTCTCTTCGGAGTTCTTTTCCCTGGGCCTTTCCGGAAGCGGATGGGCTATCCGTCGGAACCGGACGACAGGAGGCGTTTCCGCCACATTCGACGAGGTGGTGGCCCGCCGTAAGTTCCGCGCCTATGAGTTCGAGGTCAAAAAGACTTCGGTAACCAACGGTTCCTTCTGGATCAGCGACAGCTGTTCGGGAGACACCGTGGAAAAGTTGTCATAATCCATGTCCGTATTCCGTTATCCGACATACAAGATCCGTATCGCCCCCGACTCGCAGAAGACACAGGGACTGCAAGCCGGGGATATCATCCGCAGGCAATATGCCGAACGGGTACGTACCGTCTATTCGCTGATGTGCGTGACAGAAACCGGAACGGAGCTTGTCGGGGACAGGGACGCCCCTTATTTCGTCGGGGCATTACTGGGCGGGGACGAGCCGCAGGGCGGTGAACTGCTGGACTTCGTGCGGGTTACCAACCTGTTCGATACGGCACGCAGCGGGACCTTGTACCTGACGGCTTCTGACAGCGACTCACCCTATATGGATGTCATTGACGGCATGGCGACCGAACGCTCCCTGTGCTATCCCGTCATGAACGGAGGTGTGGCGGGAGTGCCCGACAAGTCCAGGTACGCCGTTTATGGTGGCATGCTGCGAACGGAATACCTGAATGCCGGTCCGGAAGCCACACGCATTGTCCGCGTCATCCGCAACGCAGAAGCGGCAGGAAACGATTCCTTCGGGCTGATGCTGACATTGGAAGAACCGGTCGGATACCCGGAACGCCTGCTGGTATCGTTCAAGGCCAGGGCTTCCAAAGCATTGGACTCCGTACCGATACGGTTCGGCTATACGAACCGTGAAAAGACGGATGCGGAAGATGAGGTCTCCATCGGTCAGGATTGGAAGTACAGGTTATGGGGCATCACGGTGGATTACCCGGCACAGTACAGCCGGAGCCTGTTTCTCGACCTGACATCAAGCCTGACTGCCGAAGGAGGCTGGTGCGAGGTCGCCGATCTGAACATTGTCCGTCTTGCCTCTGTATCCGCCTTCAGCGAGGCGAGTAAGGCACGTGTGGGAAAGGTCAGCGGCATCATCGATCCGGTATTCGGTATGTTGGACGGTTACGGGGCATATTTCCAGAACCTCTATGCCACACGCAATGTCAATATCACCGGCACGCTTACCGCGGGAGACAAGAACGGTTTTTCAAGCACGTTCTATGTAGGCAAAATCCACAAGAATGTCATTCCCGACAGCCTGTCCTGTCGGTTCAGTCATTCAGAAGAGCTGTACGAGGCATCTCCCGCCGGACTCGGGTGCTGCGTACGGGTAACCGGAGACAGCCTTCTTGATGCGCAAAGTGCCGCATGGCGTGAGGCTCATATCGGAATCCATTATTGCTTCTCGGTCTGGATAAAAACGGAAGATACGGCGCTCATCCGCTTTTATCAGGATGAACACCTTGTAGGAGAGCGGACGGCAGATGCCGGCAAAGGGTGGAGCCGTTATAATATCCCGTTCCTTATACGCGGGTCTGATTCCCCCGTCATGTATCTCGGCATTGCCGCTTCCGCCCCCTTGTCGTTGTCCGCCCCTCAATTGGAGGCCGGAAAGAACGTGACTCCCTATCAGGCGACCGATGAAGCCTTGTCCTATACGGACGATTACGGTGCCTGGTTCAATAAGGGAGGTATAGGAGGTACCATACAAAATCCTCTGTTGCGACTGAACGGAGACGGCTCGATCGCTTCACGTGACGGTTCTTTCGTCATCAATCCGGACGGGACGGGCCATTTCGCTTCGGGGCGTTTCAAGTGGAGTAAGGATACCATTGAACTGCGCGGCGTGACCATCCATTGGGAAGACCTTGACGAGGAAGTGCAGGAACAGCTCAAACCCTGTTCCGTCTCCTTGGCAGGCGGCACGGCATTCCATTTCACGGACGAGCTTTCAGGCGCATGTGAGCCGGAGAATATCCCGCTTGTGGCGACCGAATACAATTTTGAGCCGGAAAGCCGGCAGTGGGAATACCTTGCCGCTGACGGGATATGGAAAGATGCCGGATGCAATGCCGCCGTGTTTGAAATGACACCCCCGTTTCATGGATGGGAAGGACGAGACGTGCTGACCGTCCGCTACACGGCAACATACCGCAATGAAAAAGTCAGCGCAACCCATACCTTTTTCAAACTTTACGACGGCTCTCCATCCTATACTGTTTATGTGGAGTCTGAAAACGGCACGACATTCCGCAACGGGATCATCTCGACGGTACTCCACGCCAGGGTGTACAGGGGCGGCGAAGAGATCACATCGCTCATTCCCGACAGCAATTTTCGCTGGATACGGACGAGCCGTGATACGGAGAGCGACAGGATATGGAACGCCACACCGCATTACGGCAGGGAGATGGAGATAACCGGCGGGGACGTGCGGCGCAAAGCCGTCTTCGACTGCGAAGTGAATATAACGACAACATAACAATAAGCATATGGCAATCAAAGTAGCACGCGGACAGGTCACCATCATCGATCAGAATGATGCTGTCTCCTTACAGGCGTTTATCGGTTCATCGCGACCGCTAACCCAGGTGTTCAACAAGGATACCGGCGCGTACGCCCCTTCGTGGGCGTCATCCCCGTTTTTGATACTGACCCCTTCGCTCTTTGTCAGCGGCAAGGCACCCGCTGACCAGATCTCATCCGTCGGCAATGCGGCGACATTGACAGCCGGTGTCAAGAGCGGTTCCGCCAAATGGTACAAGGACGGCAAGGCCATAACTTCAGGACAGGACAGCTGCACGATCGGTGCGGCTTCCGCCAAATACGCCCTGACCGTCAAGGCAAACCACCTGACCGTTTCCGCCCCGCAAGTACGGTATACTTTCGAGGCAATATACATCGATGCCAACGGGTTGGAGATCCCTTTCCGGGCGGATATCCAGTTCACCCAGCATCTGAACGCGGGGGCGATGATTGCCGCCGTGGCTTATGCTCCCGACGGCATTGTCTTCAAGAACGATGAAGTGGCTGCGCTCAAGGCGCACTGCGACCTGTGGCGGGGCGCCACCATCGATACGACAAATGTAACCTATGCCTGGGGCATCAAGGATTCCGCAGTGTTCGCCAACACGACACTTACAGCCACGGCAACAGCCGGCGCAACCACCGTTACCGTCGCTTCCGTCACCAATATGGAGGCCGGTGGAAAAATTTCGATCGGTTCTGTGCAGTACACCATATCGGCGGTCAGTGCTTCAACCAAAGTGATAACGTTGACTTCGGCACTTACGGCAACCAGCGCTTCAGGCACTCCGGTATCCTGTCCGTATTACAATGCAATGTTGGGTGCCGGATGGGCCCGCCTGACCTCCTCCAATCCCCGTGGAGTGACGGCAGGCTGGACCACGAACGAGATTACCATTACGGCGGATGCCGTGCTGAATTTCGAGACATTCAAGTGCGCCATCAAGGATACGGACACCTCAACCGGCAACGCTTCGGCAAACAAGGTCGTTTGTGACATTATCTCGTTTACGGACATGTCGGATCCCATCACGGTGGATCTGGTCAGCCAGAAAGGGTTTACAATCAAGAATAACAGCAATGATGTCGATGCCAAGGCGGTACTGTACCGTAACGGAGAGGAACTGGATGCCGGCGGCACAGCCTACACTTACACGTGGAAGCTATGGAACCCGACCGGAACATCCGTCATCAAGACTTACACGGGAAAATCCATCACCGTATCGAAAGCTGATGTGACCGGTAAGGGCGTGCTCATGTGCGAGGTATCGAAATAACAGAAAACTTTACAGTCTTTTATGGAGACGACTGATGCGGACTTATCACCGGCTCCGTGTATGGACATGACATGACTCTTGTTATATATTATAAAACATTGATTAATATTAATTTGAAAACAAATATCCGGTTTTACTTCCCAAAATGTAAAACCGGATATTGTTCAGATCGGTCAGTTCCATGTATGCTATATAAGGAAATAACCGGTACCATTTCTGTTTTATGCCTTCTTTTTTCATCCGGCTCACCACCGGAGGCCTGTTTTTAGAAATACACGTTCAGCATAAGATATATGTATGCCTTTTTATCTTTTCCATTTGGATGCTGGAGTTCAAACTGAATTTTATCTTCACGTGCCAGCCATCCGATCGCGCTGGCCAGTTCCATGTCATCCATACCAGTACCTTTTTTAACTTCCGCGATTTCCCATCTTTTATGGGCGTCTGTACTTAGGAAACGCCATAAGATTCCTGCATTTTCGCCAATAATGTGCTTGTTCATAATTTTCCTTCTTATAAAGTTGTTTTTTATACATCAAATGTACTGATATTTATAATCCATTGACACGGATTTACTGTTGGATTGTAATTTAATCTCCAACTTTATATTATTTTAACGTCTTAAGGAGAATTTGATATTTCATAAGATTGAATGTATGTACCGGTCAGCCGGGGATGTTCCTGTTGCACAGTTATCTTTTTACAGGGCTTGTTGTATAATATTATTCCCGTCCGTATTCAAATAAACACCTGAACTTATATCCGCTTTTATGGTATCCATCCTTGAATTTTTATCCTCCATTCCCTGGCTTTTGGTCTTTCCGCTGTCCAAAGGGAAACTTATCCTGTCCGCCACGGTTGTGTTGATATTGCTACTCCCCCTCATGTTCTGCGTGTTGATTTCCCAGTTTAGCGGCAACCCGCCGCCATTCTTTCGCCCTATACTTTCCGTAAAGGACATATATGGCAAAGACATTGGTCGCCCGTGGCCAGGCGACAATCCACATACAGAAAGACGGCTATACCATCAGCCAGTCGCTTGGAGAATATGTCTTCCCCGCGGATGCGGACGGGAAGATCCTCTCCACCGTATCCGTCACTTCCGCCGTCAAAGTCACGCTCGGGGATTCGGGCTTTACCGGCTTCTCCATCGGTAGGGTCGTCAAGCCTGCCGGGTTCTCTTCCATATCCGTCAACAACAGCAACAAGACCATCACCTATACTATTGCGGCGGGTACGGCCACGCTGGCCGACCATGGTACGGTTTCCATTCCCGTCATCATATCCGGAGCTACCTATACCCTGTCATTTGCCTGGTCGAAAGCCAAATCCGGTACGCCGGGAAAAGACGGTGTAGATGCCTCCATGCTCGGCTGGGTCAAGGAGTGGAACACGGGCAAGACACTCATCAATGGCAATACGGTCATTACCCCGAAACTGTTCACCGGTATCAAGAACAGCGACGATACTATTTCCGGTATTGCCATCGGTTCATTCCCGCTTTCCGTCAAGACAGCTTCCGGAACGGTTACTGTAGAAACGGTTGGTGGCATCCATGGCTTCAAGGACGGTTACAAGACCTTCTACGTAGACAACGGGGGCAATGTGCAGTTAGGCAACGGCAGCCAGTCCATCAAATACAACGCTTCCACCGGCAAAATCGAGTTCGGAGCTGATGTCAGCCTGAACTGGGCCGGTGCAACCTATATCAATAAGGACGGTATCTTTACCGGAACGCTTTCCGCCGATACCGTGAAAGTGTTGCATCTCGATGCCTCGCAAATCATCTCGGGAACAATTTCAGCTTTGCGTATCGATGTAGTTTCCCTGAAAGCCTCGCTCATCACCGCCGGAAACATCAATGCCCTGACCCTCACGACCACCAAGGGAACCATCGGAGGATGGAGTATCGACAGTGACAGCATCTATCGCGGTACGAAGAAGAATACTGCCAACACCTATACGGCAGCATCCGGATCGATGACTGTCGGGGCAACGGGTATCCGTGGCTATAAGTGGCGTTTTGAATCGACGGGAGCCGGTGCGGTGGCGGGCGGCAATATCGCGTGGGACGCTTCCGGAAATGTTACTTTCGCCGCTTCCGTTTCCCTTCAATGGACAGCCCCGATTGATTCCATAACCACCGCTCTGGGTGGTAACACCTATCCCAAACTGACAAAAATCACCGCGGCAGGTATTTATACCGGGAGCATTACCGCCGGTCAGATTACTGCCGGCACCATTTCCGCCGACCGTATAGCGGCGGGCAGCATCAACGCCTCCAAACTGGATACGGCCAGCGTGAAAGCCTCGCTGGTTACGGCAGGCAACATCGAAGCCCTTACGCTGAATGTCACCAAAGGCAAGATAGGAGGCTGGACGATCGGAGCGACGGCATTGAGCGGCAGCCATATCCTGCTTGACAGCGGGAACAGGCGCTTGGTGGTCTATGGATTGAACTCCAGCGCGACATCCGGACAACGGGTACAGCTGTATTATGGCAGCGACAGTGATTTCGGGCTGTACGCGACCAACAGCGCGGGGGCATGTATTGCCCGTCTCGGCTCACAGAACAATATCGCCGGGTGGACGATAGATGTGTCTTCCATCCGGAAAGGCAACGTGGTGTTGGGCAGCGACGGTTCGATAACGAACGGTACCAAATGGAAACTGAACAATGACGGCAGCGGTCAGATCGCTTCCGGAAACATTTCGTGGGATGCGGCCGGAAAAGTCTCGTTTTCCTCCGCTGTCTCCCTGCTGTGGAAAAACGACATAGAGGCGGCCAAGAAATCAAATTACGGCTATCCCTACTACCACAAAATCGTCATCAACGGAGAAGAAAATGTATATTATCCGGTCATTTTCAAAGGCGGCGAACAAACCGTCAAGCGCGATATCCTGATCCGTCGCGGTTACAGCGAGCAGGCTCCTGCCAGTTGGAACACCTCCACCCATAAAGGCGGACTGATCCTGCTTATCAAAGCCAATTTCGGCGGTTGGGGTGGTATTGCCTATTCGTGGGACATCTATGAACTTTCCGAGATGTACTGCCGCATGTTTGCCGGGGCAGCCCTATGCGGCAACAGCTGCATGTTCGCCGTGTTCCTGCGTGGTGGCGGGACAGGCGGTGCGGTTTACCATATCTATTCCAACCAACCGATTGTCAGCAGTGCCATGAGCCCGTCCCCCATACCGGCGGCTCCCCAGATCGCCTATAACTCGGATTTGATTTTCCAGAGCGGCTCCACGAAGGCAAATGCCCCGGCCCCACGTACATTGACCGCCTCCGTGGAGGAAGAGATACGGCGCAGGCGCTTTATCGCACTGGCACAGGGCAGCGACAGCACCCTTGCCGCCCATCCGTTGACCTATATCGGTTCTACGGGAATTTACACCGGAACATTGACGGCGGCGCAGGTCAATGCCGTCAGCATCAACGCATCCAGTATCAAGGGCGGGACACTCTCGGCTGACCGTATTGCGGCGGGCAGTATCAATGCCTCCAAACTCGATGCGGCCAGCATCAAGTCCTCTATCATCAATACGGCCTATATCAACGGACTGAGCTGTACTTTTACCAAGGGGAAAATCGGTGGCTTTACCATCGGGAACGACAACATCACCGTCGGCAGTGTCGGAACAGCGGGTGCCATACCCTTGCAGATCCGTTCGGCATCAGCCGGAAGCGGTTACTGGTACACGGGAGGATACAAACCGTTGGGCATTACGCTGACCTGGCATCAGAACAGCAATGCCGGCCATATTGTATTCGGACAGATTGCGGCAAACGGGAATACGGTCAAGACGGGATTCATCGGCATACAGATGATGTCCTGGGACCATCTGGAATACTTCTGCCTGTCGGCCAATTATACCAAAAGCGGAGCGAAGGAGGTCTATAACCGTATCGCCGGGTGGGCATTCGACCATAACCACATCTGGAAGAACAACATCTCGTTGGGCTCGGACGGTTCGATCACGAACGGTACAAAATGGAAACTGAACCACGACGGTAGCGGGCAGATTGCGGGCGGCAACATCTCATGGAACGCTTCCGGTTCCGTCACCTTCGCCTCTTCCGTGTCGGCACAGTGGACGACCGGTATTACGACCGCCCAGGAACTCGCCTCGGCCATGGCGTTCGGCAAGATGCTTTACCGTGACCCCACTTTCTGGAAAGGGAACAATGGTGTCGGTATCTATAACAATTCCGGTAACGGTATGGTGACGATTATCCGGGAGCAGAATTCGACCGCACCCAATGACAGCAAGTATGTACTGAAGATACAGACCAAGGGTACGGCCAGCCCCGGCAACGGGGGATTCTATTTCGGAACGACTTGCAGCTTACGCAAGGTGCTGGTAGCCCGTATCATCGCCAAGATACCGACGGGACGCAACATCTGTTGGGCGAGCAACAATATCGGTACAGGCGGATCGAGCCGCTGGCTCACCCCCACAGCCGGAACGGGAGACTGGAAAGAGTATGTCTACAAGGTCGTCTGCGGAACCTCGAATTTCTCCACCACCCATTTCTTCTATATCGACGGGGCACAGGGAACGGCTTCCGCACCGCTGACCTGGTATGTGGCCTATGCAACAGTTTTTGACCTGACATCGACGGAGAAGTATACCACGACCATCGATGCCAACGGGATCTATACCGGTACGGTAAAGGCGAACCAGATAGTCGTGGACAGCGCACTGGTGGTAGGCGGCAGTTCCTATAACGGCAGCATATCGGTCAGAGATGCGGGCAATTCCGTCAAGGTCACCCTTGACAGGACTGGCATCACGGCCGTGGCCGGCAAGATTGGCGGATGGGCGTTAGGTACCAGCTCGCTTACGGCATCGGCTCCAAGTTCCGGACACCGCATTGTCATCAGTGCATCCGGCTATATCTATCATGACAATCCTTCCTCGGGAAAAGATTACTGGGGATTGAAGGCTGACGGTTCCGCCGCGTTCGGATGCGGGAAGATCTCGTTTGCAGCTGACGGTTCCGGGTATCTTGCCAACCAGAATATCAAGTGGGACGCCGGCGGTAACGTGACCATGACCGGAACCATCAATGCCAACGCCGGAACCGTCGGGGGCTTCTCCATCGGTCAGGGACGTATCGGCTCTACCGCTTCGGGCAGTGGTTCCGGTGGCGGGCTTGCCATCTACAATGATTTGTTCCGTGTGGGAAACACCACTTCCTACGTTCTGTTGGGAGCCAACACTTTTCCTGCCACCTCGGGTGGAACCTGCGCAACGGGGCGCATCGTCAACAGCAAGGTAAATTCATATACGAACAACTACGGGCTGTATATTGATGTGAAGAACGGTCACCGGAACTATGGGGTATGGTCCAATGCCCCATTGGTCGCACCAGCCATCATCGGTCTCAAAATGAAAAGGATCTATTTCACAGGTTCCGGCTATAGCATTGATTTTTCTGACAATAACATCTTTTGCCTTTACGCCAACGCCACTTATAACATCAATCTACCGAACGCATCGTCAGTCGCGAGCATGTTCGGGTATTCGAGCCTTCCATCGGATTTCGCTTACGTGTTCACATTGTTCTACAGTTATAACTGGGGAGGACACGTGAATATCATGAATGTGAGGAACCAGAACGGGGGCACGACAAACTACGGTATGGAGAGAGGGGATTCACTGACCCTTCTTTGCTGCAACTACCCGTCATTCCACTATCAGGCATTAAATTACAACAGCTAGTAACCGGAATCCATAGCCTTGCCCTATACTTATTAAAAAGCCAAAGCGTATGAACATTACCAACATCACTGTCACCAAGACCGCCGAAGAAAAGACAGAGAACGCCTCCTATGTATTGGAGTATTCCATTGTCAATGAGGAGCTGAGCCGTCTTCATGTTTCCGTGAACGAGAAGGAAGCCGATACGGAAGGGAACATACCCCCCGTCGGGATTATCTACATGGAACAGGGGAACATCTCCTGTAATCTTCCCGCTGGAAGGGAACTGGGCCCCATATTTCTGGACTTCGACAAGATGCAGCAATATATCCGTGAAAGTATCAATCCTAAAAAAGAATCATAATGGAACTGAGTGTCAAGGACCGCCTTTACCTGCCAACTTTTCTGCCGGCACGCGGCAACTTCAAGGAATTCAACCTCAAAAAGGAAATCCTGCGTAAAATCGCCATCGGTGACGAGGAACGTAAAGCCATCAACCTTCGTGAAAATGCGGAAGACAAGCGTATCGAGTGGGACGTGGAGAAAGAGCATCCCTTGGAGGTAGAGTTCTCCGCCGACGAGATGGCCTACCTGCAAGCCGCCTGCGAGAAGATCTCGGACGAGGAACTGCCCGACGACATGTGGGGCACCGTGGAGGCGGTTTATAACGAAATCTCCAAAGACGCATAAACCGAAATTTCTGTCTGCCGCTACTCTTTACACAAAGAGTACCCCGGTCGTACTCTTTCTTGGGTGCGGCCGGGATTTTTATATCAACACCATGGCCAGAGAGGATATCATAATGGATGCCGAATACGGGGAAGTGGAAATGTCCGGACGGGTTGCCGGAAAGACTTTCCATAACTTCCGCCTGCTTGACAGCGTGGAAGATGCCGACAATGCGGACTTCCGCCACGGGGAGATAACCGTACCGGCGGACTTCCTCTCATCGTATAGCGATGCAAAAGGTATTCATATCCGTATTTCCTATACGCCCGACAACCGGTTATTGACGGTACGGATTGCCATGGAAAGCGGTTCCGGCGGCGTGGAATATGTGCGTTGCGCAGCCACCGGCAAATGCTGGTTCCCTGTCATGCAGGAATATGATGACGGGACGAGGCAGGCGGTGACTCTGCCTTCGCTCTATGCCTTGAATGAAGACGGCCTCTATAACCTGCTGATCCGGGAAGACTGCCTGGTTGTCTACAGCGGCGAGGAGACGGACTTCGGAATCGGAGCCTCCAAGATGCAGAACGGGACATTCCTGCTCAAGGCCGTGGCCGGCAATCTCTACCAGCATCCGACTACCGGTGTGGGGCTGATAGACTTCCTGCACTCCAACATGGAGAACAACGGCCTGGCCGCCAAACTGCAGGCGGAGTTTGGTGCGGACAAGGTCGTCATCAAGAACGCCTATATAGACTCGGCAACGGGAGAACTGTTGCTGGAAACCGAGGAGAAGGAGGACAATCATGGGTAATTACCGTGTCATCACCGGACAGAACATCTATGATGTGGCCCTGCATCTGTACGGAAGCATCGAAGGGATTGTGGACCTGCTTGTCAACAATCCGGATCTTTCACTGGAAACGGAACTCCGCACCGGGCAGGAATTGACCTATACCGACGGATTCATCATCAATGCCGATGTGGTCGCCTATAACGGGATGCACGGCATTGTACCCTCCAACGGTGAACGGCATGTCTATCCCAAACATTTCACCCTCCCGCAGGCGGCCGTATTTTCGTTGTCAGCGGCACTTGTGTCCGTGCAGTGCGAGGTTTCCGGAACGGGAACGTTGGAAATCGACTGGGGCGATGACAGTGCAGCGGAAACCGTCATTCTCGGCCATATACCGTACACGCTGCACCATACGTTCGACAGCCGTGTACGCCACAAGCGCAGGATCCGGTGGTTTGCCGATGCCTCGTTCCGCCATATCGACTGGAGCGGCATGAACCCCTCGTCCGTCATCCTTCTCCGTGAGCTGCACGTGGAAGAACTGACGCTCCGGGATTGTGCCCTTGCACTGGACGGTTTCCGGATTTTCTCGGGCACTTACCGGATAGACCTGTCCGGAAGCATGGTATCCGACCTCTTGCCGCTCGTCGAATGCCGTGGCCTGATGGAACTCGACCTGTCGGAGGCGCGGATCAGGCCGACCGTATTGGACGAATACCTGATGGCTATCGTGGAACGCTACGGCAACCGACGCAACTGCCGGATGACACTGCCTGTCTCCCCGACGGGGACTTACAGGGAGCCGGACCGGGACGAAACGACCGGGCGTTACCGTATCATATCGGGTATGGAGGCCATATGGGTCATCCTGCATGAGGAGAGCTGGAACGAGGGCGGAGCCTGGGAGTTTATCATCGACTATAAAACCTATACAGTGGAATGAGCCGTACGATCAAGGAAATATACAACGAGGCCGTTGCGGAACGCAACCGGAGGCTGGAGCTGGCGGAGTTCGCCAGCGACTCCAAGCTGTCTGTCATGAACGGCATCCTCTGGGTAGTGGCGGCAGCCATATACAGTTTCGAGACCCTGCTGGATGTCTTCGCGGTGGATATTTCCGAAGCCATCAACGGGCGTATCAACGGTACGCCTGCCTATTATGCCAATGCCCTGCTGCAGTACCAGCAGGGGGACGAACTGACGGTGCGGGAAGACGGGCTGGCGTTCGGCTATCCGAATGTCGACGAGAGCAAACGCATCATCACACAGGTATCGTATGTGGAGAGTACCGATGACCGGAATCTGGACAGCAAGCTGATCCTGAAAGTGGCTACCGGCACGAAAGGCAACCTTTCCGCCATACCGCCTGAAGACCTGGTACCCATCAACGCCTATATCGGCAAGTTGAAGTTTGCCGGAACACGGGTGGAGGTCATCTCCACCAAGGGTGATGTGCTGATACCGCGCCTGACGGTCTTCCATGACGGGGCCGTACCCGAATCCGAGATATATGACGCCATCGAGGAGCAGCTGAACGCCTATATGATGGAAATCGATTTCGATGCCGCCGTCTATGTCTCCCGTCTGACGGATGCCGTACGTCGTGCGGAACATGTGACTGATGTCCATATCGACGAGGATGCGGTACCCGAACAGGGAATCTTCATAGCCAGCCACGATACCGACGGCCATATCCGGCCCCCGCAGCGTGTCGCCCGCATGACCCATACCGCGTCGGGATACCTGAAAGAATCATCCGGCAAGGACGAGGAGGCCGGTCTGCCCAACTTCCGTGAGGCCATCATCCTGAAAATAGAGAACCATGAGGTATAAGTTATCCATAGACCGCACCGTAAACCGCCTTGTCCCGCACTATCTGTCGGGACGGAAATTCATCCTGTTCGTGCAGAGCTGCCTCTACCCGCTGCAACGCACCAACGAGTGGTTCCGCAGTTTCACGAGGGAACGGCACATCGAGGCGCGCATGACCTCGCAGGTCATCTATTTCGAGTGGTTCCTGAACTACCGGTTCGGCAAATACATCAAGGACGGCAAGGACCGCATCTTCATCAAGGACAGCACGAGTGTCGGTGTGGACCTGTACCACGAAAGAGCGGAATACCAGCGTCCTTTCACCGTATGGTACAACGGGGAACAGGTTACAACGGACAACGAGGCGGAACGCCCCCGTCCGTTCTACCTGCTGGCGGAAGAGAAGCTGATCAACAAGGTCAGCTTCATGGTCTGCGTCCCGCCCGTCACCATACCTCCGCGGGAACTGGTCTATATGCTTTCCTATGTGGTGAATACCTACAAGACAGCAGGCAAGACCTACCTGATCAAGATCGACGAAGACGAATACACCCCCAATAAGAATACAGGACAATGAAAGAATATATCGCGGAAACCGGCGGACGGTATACCTACTCGGACGATATCCTGAACTTGCAGGAACTGGCTCTCAGCATGAGTGCCGTTTTTGACGGCTGCTCGAACTTCATCATCTCCGGATGCGAGATCGAGGGTCCCCGCGTCTCCCCGGGTTATGTCTGGCTCGGCGGGAAGGTACGCCGTTTCGACGGCTGCGCCGATGCCGTCTATCCCTATTATATATACGAAATCAACCGGCATGAATCGGTGGTCTACGCCAATGAGGTCAACAAGCGCGGGCGTACCTGTTATCTCTGTGCCGGGGCCAGGGCTGTTCCGGATACGGTCGATCCGGTTACCGACAAACTGCCGGCGGCTATCGAGGTGACGGAGAGCTACGCGCCCCGGTTCATCGACAAGTTCTTCGGCCGCTATGCCGTCCTGCTCGATACACCTTTTGCCCGGCAGACAGTCAAGAAGGATCTGGTGCTGGCCGGAACGTTCACCGGGCAGAAAGAAATCAGTTCCAAGACCGCCGTCTCCGTCAGCGGCGGGAACGGCTACCTGCTCAAAGGCATCGTCAAGGCGGACGGCCATGCCGCCATCGGTGCCTACCTGCACGGTCTGCTTGTCAACGAGATTGTCATCCGGACGGACGGCACGTTCAGTTTCATGAAACAGGGAAAGGAACTGGCCAGGGTTACGGAAGACGGCATATCCTGCGGTACTTCGCTGAGTGAAAACGCCCGGATCGGGGCTGTCCGCATCAAGGGATACGACATCTATAACACCTCGGATGTGACGGATGAGGGTTGTATCCGTATCAATTACCACGGCACGGAGGGCGGCGGAACAAAATACCGTGACTTTGCCGTGCATGACGGAAAAGCCTGCACCACACCTGTTTTGAAAGTCATCGGGCGTACCGCCACCCTGCAGGTCGGCGGACTGCTCTCCCTGCAAAGCACCGGACGGGGTATCGATATTCAGAATACCGCCTATACGAAAGACAATGCCAGGCTGACAAACCTGATTACCTGGCGCGACAGTGCCGCCGCGCTGCTCGCCACCGTCGGCTTCGACACCGCTGACAGTTTCCGTTTTGCGCTGAGGAACGCTCTGGGCGACATCGTGCTTGCCCCTTTGGGAGCGGTGGATGTGCTCGGTACGCTTAAAATCAACGGAAAATCCGTGTCCGACACCTATGTGACCGTCACGGCCTTTACGGAGGCGATGGGAAAGAAAGTGGATGCGGTAGAAGGCAAACAGCTCTCTACCGAAGACTTCACGACAGAATACAGGAAGAAACTGGCGGCTATCACTACCGGAGAACTGACGGAAGGCGGCGAAGGTTATGTCACATCGGGAACCGTCGCGGCGGCTTTGAAAATGAAACTCTCCGCCGACGGGAACCTTTCCGATGTCATGGACAAGGCTGCCGCCCGGAAGAATATCGATGTCTATTCCAAAGCGGAAGCCGGAGAGGTATTTCTGGAAATCTCCGAAGGATTGAAGGAGCTGGTACGCCTGACGGCGGACGAGATCAGCGGGCTGACGGCAGAGGAAGCCGCTGAACTGAAAGCAAAGCGGCAGGCGGCCGTCAGGGATACCCTCGATGCCGAAAAGAAAGGTACCGGGGAGCTGAAACTGGCCAAGACCTCGAACCTGTCCGACCTTCCGGACAAGGGCAAGGCACGCAAGAACCTCGAAGTCTATTCCACGGCCGAGATAGACTGGATGATGGACGGCAAGCTCGGGACTGACTCCGCTTACGAGGGCATTGTCTTCACACCCGAACTCAGGGACAAACTGCTGGAAATCAAGACCGGTTCGTTCGCCTACATAGATGAAGGCGGCATTTCGCACGCACAGGTCGAGGGATACGTGATGACCTCGCAGGTTGTCAGGGAACTCAAGAAAAAGGCGGAACGGCTGATGGGCGGCTACAACGCTTCCGAAAAGGATACCATCGCCACCAACCTGAACCTGTATACCAAGGCCGGGGCGGACGCCCGCTTCGCCGCGCTTGAAAACCTGTTCCAGGATTACATCGACTTTTTGACCGGGCAAGGAAAATCCCCCATAGAAGCCCGGCAGCTCCTGCGGAACAAGTTGGACGTGCTGTCCAAAGACGAAATCGTCAAGGACTACCTGCGCAAGGACGGCAAACTTTCCGACCTGTCCTTGCCGACAGCGGAGGCGAAACGGCAGGCCTGCCGCGCTATCGGAGCCGCCTATGCGGAAGAATACCAGCCCCTGCTGGCGGATACGGGATGGATGCACATGGAGAACAGCGGCTCGGGAACAGATACCCAGGGGCTGTTTGTCCGCCAGATCGGGAATATCGTGTCCATACAGGGGTATATCAATACCGCACGCAGGGACGGCAGCAACTGGGGCGGCATCGTGGCCGTCATCCCGAACAAGATACAGCCCCCGAGATACAGCGTGCGCTGCAGCGCCGCTGACTGGAACGATGACCACAAGTACAACCGGGGCTCCTCGTTCACCATCTACGGCGGTTCGCGCAGGATACAGCTTTACGAGCGCGGTATGTACAATGTCAATGTAGAACTCAACTTCACCTATTTTGTATAGTCATGAAACATAAACTCAATGTAAACGGCGATATTGAAAGCCGCCGGAGGATTGCGGAGCGCAGGAACGTTCCCGTCCGTGAAACCGTACAGCAAACCATTCAACCGCAACATCATGAAACAGAAGAAAATCAGGCGGCAGCCACAGAAGAAACCATCTCCCCGGCAGCAGAAGCCCCGAAAGCGAGAAGACGGAAGACCGCAGGGGACGCTTAAGCGCTTTCCTTTCGACGAGACACGGATAGGCTTCATGCTCCGGTATGAGATGCCGGTAGTCTATCATCTGCTCCGCAGGTTATGCGCCACGCAGCAGCCCTTCGAGCCGGACTGGCAGGTCATACGGTCGGTGGCGGAGGCATCGAAAGACCCTTCCTGCGGCAAGGCGAAGTTCCGCCGCTACCTGGACGAATACCGCCGGGACGGGGTCTATTGCCGGCGCGGGAAACGGCTCACGCCGGGGCGCAAAGCCTACTATGAAGGCATATGCCGCCGCAAGAGAGAAGAGTATATCCGCCGGAACCGCAGGAGGCTGCTCGCCGAAGCGCGGAACGCGCCGGGCGGCGACAGACTGCTCGGGGAGATTAAAAACATTCTTAAAATGAAACGGTAATGCGCTGAAGGACAATGCCGGTGACAAACATTCATGTACATGTATGGCTGTTCCGGGTGATTTGCCTAATTTTGTATTCCGCGGTCGCTGCAAGACCTTTCCATATTGTCAAATGAGTATCCTCTTTCGGGATACGGTCAGCGAGACATCCTCTCCCAATTTTATCAGTTGAACGCGGACGGTGCAACCGAACCCGTCCGTCCTGTTACCAGTTTCTTTGCGATGCGGGTATGCCGTGTCGCATTCTTCGGGCATTTTTAAATCCATAAAACAAAGCGTTTATGCAAGAAGAAGAAAAGAACAACGGCATGGAAGGCATGTCTGTCGAGGAAATGTTCCTCGGCGTTCAGGAATCTTATCAGGAGGCACAGTTGCGTGCCCAGGAGGAGAACAGGGCTTTCGCCCGTACGGAGTTCTTCCGCATGGACAAGTTCGGGACTTACCGTCTCCGTATCCTGCCCATCGCTCCCAATCCGGACGGCTCGCCGACACGTCCGGGCTATGAGTATCCCGTCCACCAGCTGCTTCTGGAGCTGGAGAAACCCGCTACGGGGAACAAGCCCCAGAAGATGTATGTCACTGTCACCCGCGCTACCGATGCCGGATATAGCGTTGATCCCATCGAGACTTACCGCCGCATGGCCGTCGAAACCGCAAAAGAGGACGGGGACGACAAACTGGCGGAAAAGATTGCCGGGGGCTCGTTCGGAGGCGGTCTGAAATACAGTTACGGCCACTGTCTCTATGTATTCGATCTGGGTGAACGTGCCAAAGGCGTGCAGATGATGACCCTTTCCCATGCCCAGTTCAAGGATCTGGATGAGAGGAAGTTCAAGCTGTGGAGCAAGAAACTGGCCAAGAATCCGTCTTACCCGTGCCCGATTTCCTCGGTGTATGACGCCTATCCGGTGGAGATTGAAAAGCGCAAGAACGGAGCCAAGACCGAGTATGTCATTTCCATTGACAACGAATCGGAACCGGCACCGTTGACCAAGGAGGAGCTGACCGCCCTGATGGGTGCGCCGCGTATCCCGGAAATCATCTACCGCTACACCCGTTATCATCTGGGAGCCACCGTCGAGTTCCTCAAACAGTGCGACGGTATCTACGGCATGTCGCTCATGGAGACGGATGAAATGAAGACGGTCATCGACACGCTGGACGGTGAACTGCCCAAGGAGGACACATCCGCGTTCTCGTTCGACCGCCGCACGAAAGATAACAGGGAAAACGGGTGTGAAGGCGGAGGCGTGTCGCTGGATGACCTTTTCGAACGTTATGACGAGCTTCAGCGGCAGGAACTCGGTGACAAGACCGAGGAGGGGCAGGAGCTGCGTGCGATGATTCGCGGCTACATCGAGCAGGAAGGGCTCTCCGTGCGTGTCACACGCTCCACGAGCAACCGGGAACTGCTCGACCTGATCGAAAGCGAGATGGAGGGTCCGAAGCCCGGTGACGAACCGGAGGATGCCCCCGGGGAGGAAGAAGAGCAGCCGGAGGAAACGGAAGAACGCGCCGGGCGTCCCCGCCGCCGCAGATAAGCCTTTCACAAGTTCTTGAATTCTAATCCGACGGGAGGCATCCGGGTCTCCCGTCCTAATCACAATCGCTTAGTATGAAAGAGAACAAACCCTGCCTTTTGTTATTGAATGACATCCACATCTCGAAAGACAACATCCCTGCATTCCAGGCCAACTGGCAGGAGGCCATGGGGATTTGCAGGGAACGGGATATCCGGGAAGTGGTTGTCGGAGGAGACCTGTTCTTTTCCCGTGCCGCCCAGACACTCGATGTCCTGCTGGCCGTCAGGGATATGCTTGTATCCGCCGCAGACCATGGCATCCATGTCACGCTGGCGGAAGGAAACCACGACAAGGTGAACCAGGAATCCCTGCGCGGATATTGTCATGTCTTCGACCGGCATCCGAATGTGACTGTCGTGGATGAATCCCTGACCCTGTGCCGTCCGGAATGGAAGTTCGCGCTCCATGTAATGAGCTATTTTCCGGAAGACGGCTCTTTTGCCGAAAGGCTCGGACGATTGGCTGCGGAAGCGCTTTCCGGAGAACCGGAGCACTTCCTCTACATCCATGAGGGTATCAACGGGGCATTGGCACAGCCTTCGGAAAAGGAACTGCCTGCCAGGATATTCTCTCCTTTCGACAAGGTCTTTGTCGGCCATTACCACAACCGTACCGTCATTCCGGGGACGGGAATCGAATATATCGGTTCCTCGCGCCAGCATAACTTCGGGGAGGACGAGGAGAAAGGATACACGGTGCTGTACACGGACGGCACGCACGAGTTTGTCAAGAACCGCGTGAACATGCGGTACCGTGTCATGGATGTGCCGGTGGAACGAGCCGGGCTGCACCTGATGGACGAGCTGCGTGAAATGGAAGCCGACGGCCGCTACAAGGTCAAGGTGCGTGTCCATGCACCTGCCGCCGTGATGAAATCGGTAGACAAGGCCGCCCTGCTGGAAGCCGGAGCGGCGAAGGTGGAACTGGTTGCCGATGACGAGCAGCTGCCGGAGGCGGTATCCTCTTCGCTCTTCGAGAAATTCGACAGCCGCCGCATCCGGGAAACCTACGAGGACTTCTGCCGGGAGAAACAGATCGAGGATGTGTCGATGGGATTGGAGTATTTATCTAGAATAGAAAACAGGTCATGTGGAAATTAAAGACGATAGAAGCCGAAAATCTCTGCGCCTTCCGTTCGCTGTCCTACATGCTGCGGCAAGGCGTGACGACATTGATTTTCGGCGATAACCGGGACAATGAGTCCCAGCAGTCGAACGGGGCCGGCAAGTCTGCCCTGTTGGAATGCATTGCCGTGGGTATCACGGGCAGCCCGCTTAGAAAGATACGCTCGGAGGAGATTATCAACGATGCAGCGGAAGAATGCCGTATCGCTTTGCGTTTCATCAACGATTCCGCCGCCGAGGAACTGCTCGTCAACCGCCGTATCCCGCGCAAGGGGGCTTCCTCTGTCAGCTGTACGCTTTACCGTGGCGGCAGGCAGGTAGTAACCGATGAAGCGGTACAGCCTTCGGTGGATGCCTATAACCGGTATATTCTTGACAAACTGGGTATCACACGCGACGAGTTGCTCAACAATTTCATCCTTTCCAAATACCGGTATGAGGATTTCCTCTCGTCATCGGACAAGGAGAAGAAAGAGGTCATCAACCGCTTTTCCAACGGTATCCTGGTGGATGAAGCCATCGCCAAAGTGGAGGAAGACATCGTGCCGCTCTCTGAAAAGAAACGGCAGGTGGAATTGGAACTGGCCGGGTTGGACGGCCGTATCGGGATGTTGCAGGAGCAGATACGCAAGGAGGAGGAAGCCGGAGCCGAGCGGGGACGTACCCGTGTGGAACGTATCGCGGGACTGGAAGCGGCCATAGCGGCCAAGAGGGAGCAGATCCGTACCGGGCACGAGACCGTGGACAGGCTTGAGGAACAGCTTGCCGGAGTGCAGCGGGCGGACGAGGCTTTGCAGGAACTGGAAGCCGGAGATACCGCATTGGAAGCGTGTCTGGAAAAGATAGCGGAAATGATGTCCCTCTTTCCCGATGCCCGGCAGACGGACTGGGACAAGGTCATTGCCGAAAAGAAAGGACGGTTGCAGACCGCCACAGAGCGGCTGAAGGATTGCGATGCCGTCTTGAAGCAGGCGGAACAGGAACTGAAAAACAGGACTGACGGCTGGGAACAGTTCAAAAAGGAGTATGCCGCATTCTGTGAGGCATACAGGGATCAGTCCGATACGACTGCGGAGAGGCTGCGGGAAATCGACATCCGTCTGCGCGACCTGTCCGGCAGCATCGAGGAACTGCGTCATAAACGGCGTATCGTTTCTGCCGGTATCGACAGCCTCTCGAACAAACTGGCCGGCTCCATCACCTGTCCTTTCTGCGGGCATGAGTTTCTGGTGGCAGAACCACAGTTCGACATCGAGGCCGGCATGAAGGAACTGAAGCTCCGTCAACGGCAACTCACGGAAATCAACGGCCGTATCGATGAGAAGCAGGAGGAGACGAATGCCGTGGAGTTGCAGCAGAACCGGCTGAACCATGAGCGCCGGATATTGGAAGGCAGACGCACCGGATGGGAGGAGCAGCTGGCCGGGCACGAACGGGCCGTCAGGAATGCCACCCGCCACGTGGAAGAGGTGGAAAGCGGGCATAAACGCATCGCTTCCGAAATTACCGCCCTGCAAAGTGAAATCGAAGGTGTCCGCCGCAAAGTATTCGACGAGGTGTTCGGATTCATAGACGAGCGCAATGCCGCACTGAACCGCGGCATACGGGCAGGCAAGGAAGATATACAGGCCGCGGCCTGCGCCATCGACACTTTGCAGGCCACGATCCGGGAGCTGGATGAGGCGGCTTCACCCGACCTCATACAATCGCTCAAGGACACTCTCCGTGAAACGCGCGGGAAGTCCAACGAGGCGGCAGGGCGCAAGACGGCCGTCGATGCCCGGGTCCGTGCCCTGGAGATACAGCGGGAACGGTTCGTGCAGTTCAAGACCTATCTGGCCAACACGAAAATCGAGGCGCTCAGCCGTATCACCAACGAGTTCCTGCAAGACATCGGCAGCGACATCCGTATCCGCTTCGACGGGTATACCGTCCTCAAGAGCGGTAAGGTAAGGGAGAAAATCTCCATCTCACTGCTGCGCGACGGCATGGACTGCGGCTCGTTCGGCAAGTTCTCGGCAGGCGAAGCCGCCCGTGTGAATTTGGCGACCATCCTTGCCATGCAGAAACTCGTGAACAGCAACTGCGACGGGGACAAGGGACTGGATCTGCTCGTGCTGGACGAGATACTCGAGGCGGTCGATGAAGCGGGGCTGGCCTCCATGTTCGAGGCGCTGAACTCGCTCGGCGGTACCGTGCTGGTAGTCTCGCACGGGAATGTGGCTGAAGGGTATCCGCATAAACTGGTAATCGTGAAAGAGAATGGCGAATCGAGACTCGGAGAATAGCGTACTGACCCGGGAGCAGGTACTGGCGCTGGACATCGCCACGCATACCGGATACTTCTCCCTGCATGAGGCCGGGACATGGAACTTCACCGAAAGCAAACGGCGCAACGGCAACAAGATGCACGGCGCTTTCAGGATTACGCTGCTCTCGCTGCTCCGTCGTTACGGCATCCGCCGCGTCGTGGCCGAGGATGTGAGCGTGAACCGCCATTTCTACGACATGCGGCGGCTCTCGGAACTCAGGGGCATCCTGCTCGAAGTGTGCGAGGAACTGGATATCCCGGAACCGGAGTTCGTCAACCCGGCTGTCCTCAAGAAATGGGCGACGGGAGACGGACACGCCACCAAGACGCAGATGGTCGCGGCCTGCAAGGACAGATACGGTATTGTCCCGGTGGATGACAACGCGGCGGATGCCTGCCACCTCTTCTACTATTACATCCGCAGGCACAGGCTGTGACAAGCCGACAACGGTTTGGATTTTTTCCGGGCGGCGGTAATGCTGCCGCCCGTTTTTTCAATTGACGCTCACGGTAGCTGACAGATTAGGACATGAGATTCATTATCAACCTTTTCAGTCAGTGGAAACGTGGAAAAGAAAGATGTGTTTATTGCGGTTCTCCAGCCTGAAGACGAATCCGCGAGACAGAGGGCGGAACTTCTCAGAAAATATGTGATGCCGCACAGGAATCTGATATACAGCATTTGTATCAAATATACCTATAACCAGGAGGACATCGAGGACAACTACCTCGAGGCGTTGGCCAACTTCTTTAAGTATATGGACAGTTATGACCCGGCCCGTCCGGTAAAGACCTGGATCTATGCCGTGACCAAACGGCTTGTGGCGGACCTGAACAACCGCAACAGGAACCGCATGCCCCCGGACGACAATATCGACATTTCGGAAATATCCTCTTCGCTGTCGGATGAGGACGAACCGTCGGGAAACAGCATGGGGATGGACAACTACCGCGAGTTCTATAACGATGACATCCTCTGGGCGTTGGACCGGCTCAAACCGATTTACCGGGAAGCCCTGCTCTTGCAGCAGGCTGGTTACAAACTCGGGGAAATCATGGAAATCACCTATAACAACGGTACTTTGCAGACCAGGAACGTAGAAACGGTAAAAAGCCGCATCTTCCTGGCCAAGACGCAGCTGCGCAAACTATTGACACGCGATGGAGAGAAAAGAATGGATTGACGGATGCCGGAGGCTCTTTACACGGCTGGTCCGCACCACGGTGTGGGCGGATTTTGTGTTCCCTACCGGCGGCAAGTCGGACAGGCAGCTCGGGATGTGTTTCGACGGCTTGTGCCGGGAGGTCGTCTCCGTCAGTGCGGAACGCCTGTCCGACTTCTGTATCTGCCAGACATATGCCATTTCCGGATATGATACCGCGTATCGCAGGAAATGGAACGTCTCGCATTCATTCGGAAAGAAAGCCATCGACCGCTATCTCCGCTCGGGAAAGGAACGCCGCTACCGGGAGGACCGGTGGCTGAAGAGTTTCGGGCTGTCACGGCATGATTTGGCGCGGGCAGTGGAAGACCGCCGCAGCCATCCGTTCGGACGTTTTATCTATCCGGAATACGAGGAGGCGACCAAGCGACGGCTGCTCTCCACCGAAGCGGGATATCTCGTCTGCGCGCTCTCCACGCTGATGTGGACGCCTTTCTCCCCGTCATGCTCAAAATGTGCGAAAGCGGAGCCGTGCCGCAGAAGGACACAGGCGCGCTATCCGGAACTGTACCGTATCCGCTGTGAGGCGTGGCGGAAAAAGGAGGCAAAGCCATGAGTGCCGTCAATCCGCTCAGTGCCGAGTTCCTGTATGAACTCTATGCCACGGCGCTCAGACAGGAACCGTTGTGTGCCGTCCTTACCCGGCATATGCGCAAGGAATACCTGCCGGACCGTTCGTTCCAGCGGGTACAGGAGGCGATAGCCGCACATTTCAGGACATACAAGGCACCGCCGTCGTATGCCGTGCTGGCACAGACCTTCCATGAGGATTACGACGCCATCGAGCTGATAGACACTTTCCGGGAGTATGACGAGGGACAGAGTGCCGAGGTGATGACCGACATGCTGGAGTCCTACATCAAGGGGGTCCGGTTGCAGTCGGTCTATGTGGAGGTCGGGAAACTGTATAACGAGAACAAACAGGACAAGGCGGAGAAGACTCTTCGGGAATATGCCGAGTGGCTGGCAGGATTCACGCTGAAGAGCACCTCGTTCGTCGATGTGGCCGCGACTTTCAAGGAGCGTTTCGAGAGGAACCGCCGGCGCGAGGAGGAAGAGGAACGCTCGGCCGCCCCTCGTGTGTCCCGCTTCTACATCCCGTATCTGGATGCGCTCAATGCCGGACGTAACCTGCGAGGGCAGCTGACCTGTTTCCTGGCCAGCACGGGCGTGGGAAAGTCGCACATCGCCAAATGGATCGGTGTCAGGGCGGACATCGATGACGGGCTGCATGTGCTGCATTTCCAGCTGGAAGGTTCGGAAGAAGAGGCGTTGAACGCCTATTCCGGCGGACTGATTTCCAGGAACGCCTACTATTACGAGCGGGGAAAGATTTTGGATACGGAGATGAGACATCTGGAAAAACTGGTCGCCTCGTATGCCGGAAGCATCACGGTGCGCAGTTACCCGCGTTTCAATGCCCAGGTCTCGACACTCGACATCAAGAACGGCATTTCGGAATACAGGAAGCTCAAAGGATATAATCCGGACATCGTGATTGTGGATTCGATGGACTTGCTGACGGATGCCAACCGCCGTTCATGGGGAGCCGACCATGAACGGGCGAAGCGTATCGCGGTGGCCAATGACCTGAAGGACCTGGCGGCGGACGAAAAGGTATGGATGGTCGTGACATATCAATCGACCTTTGAAGACCGTGAGTGGCTGAATGACGAAAGGAATGTACTGACAGAGTACAACTGTTCGGAGGCCAAAGGTCTGGTCCGCCCGTGTACGCACCTTGTTTCGCTCAACCAGTCATCGGCTGAAAGAAAGGAGAACGTGATGCGCCTGCACGTTGCCAAAAGCCGGTTCTTTAAGAAAGGAGACACTATCAGGATTGCCACCGACTACGACAACGAGGTGTTCTATGACGGGCAGAGGACGCTGAATCTGAATAGGGAATAAAAAGCCATCAATCCGGATGCAGTGTGTCGGTGACTTTCTGACTTGTAATAGGAATGTTGAGTATATATGGCAGATTACATGCGTAAAAACCAATTCCGAACAGATACGATTTTTATTGTATGCCCTTTGTATTCCGCCATATCGTCCGTTCCCCATGTTATCAACAGCAGGGTTTCACTTTGCAATTCCCTTGCCGCCTCCTCCAAGGCTTTCAGTTCACGTTCACGGGTCTTGGCGTCCGAGATATCATACGACACCTGTACCAGACAAGAAACCTTGTACCCGGCCTTGAGTACAAAATCAATCTCTGTGTCATTTTTTGTGTGGTAATAGAACAAGGTATCGTAGCGTGTGATCATTTTAGAAAAATGCAATAATTGCAATAACATAAAATGAATTGCCATTGAGTTTTCACAAGAAACGACCGACGGCAGTTTGGGTAAAACTTTGATCTCACAGTAAAAAGTCTCGGCATCGGTAAGAGAATAACAGATTTGGATAGCCAGTTCCCCTTCCAGGATGTAAAAAACGCCTCTACACCTAATAATCAGCCAATGCTGATTCAGTAATCTTCTACCTAAGATACTGATCTGGATAAGGACAGATTCCCATTGACTGGCAGCTTGTTGCACCGTTTGAGTTTAACAAGTGCCAATTAGGCCGTTCGGATGGAAACTCCAAAAGAACATGGAAAAGAGCATGCAAAAACATACTTTCGGAAAACATATCCAAAGTACTACATTGGCAGTCGTTTAGAGGAAAATGTATTCTTTAGGCGGATTCCAGTATATTAGATTTCCTTTCCTTTTTGTTTAAGAAGGAAAGAGTCAAAGATATCTCCAGCACTTACTCCTATTGAAATGGTCCGGATTTGATGCCCTTCATTGGGAAAAACAGTTACAGTCATTATATTTTTCTCAATCCTGATAGATATACAGTTATCTTCATATTTTTGCCCATTATCTATTATATTTTCAGTTCCATTGATAGCGTATACCCAAAAACTCTTATAATTATAGTTCATAAAGATATAACTCTTGCCTGCTTGTGGAACTTCTATATTGTTTTTATTATTCCAAATCATAGGGTCCCAATCTCCATCTTTATCCGTACAAGAAAAAAGAAGAATACTTATTGTTAAAAGGAAAAACCTATTTCTCATATCGAAATTATTGAATATTCAAGATTATACTTATATATTTTTTTTGAAAGATAATACTTTTATTAAGTGCGATCAATCACATTTTATGGGTAATTAAAAAATGTATTGACTTTCATTTTCCCTGATTGTTACTCACCACGCACTCGGCACACTTCCCCGTGTGCCTTTTCCTTGTAGGCTTGCGGGGGAGAGAGTTTCGTCCTCCTCTCTCCTTTGTATTTACAAGCCTTTTCACGCTATTCCCTGACTGGACGTACAGAAAATCCGCCAGCTCGTGAGAAAACCGCCCGTTTATTTGGCGAATACTTCCCCCCGGGACACGAAACAAGAGTCTTGCTAAAAGACAACACCGGAGCTGTATTGAGATTCTCTGCTGTTGCTGTCCAATAATAACTGGCACCCATTACTATATTCCCTTTTTTATTGTTCCTGCCGAGTGAGTTTGGAAAAAAGATGGTTCCCCCTGTAGTATCCCAATTCCCGGGAGCTTTCATCGGTTTACAATAAAAGTAACCACCCTGATTATTTGCAAATAGGGTTATAAATCTATCGCCATTTATATTCCTGTCTGTATTTTGCTCATACTCATTAATTGTAGTTGCCGAGAAGGCTCCTGATGCAGGCAGACAAAAACCACTTGGCGAAGGGTCATAAATGGTTTTACTGACCGATGCATCGATACCTGTGTTGCTGGAAGTCCTGCATCCCCAAAGATCAACGTTTGTCTCTGAAGTCCAATTCTGATTAGCATTGGAATCAGAATGCGGATCGGTGTAAAACACATGTGGATTCATAATACCTGTAGATATAGGAACCTTACCTTTTTGAACTTTAAATGTGTAGTCACCATGACAAGGTTTAGAGGTCACAGAGGAAGGTCCTGTAACTACTCTACCGGGCATCGGGTCTTTACGTCCGAATTGGAAATAAGGATTATTGCCGCTTTGTTTGACGATATGTTCCTCCTGGACAAGTGGCACAATCTTTGTCATCCCAGTCACAGCCTGTGTGAAGCGCACCAGCACCTTCCGTCCGGCATAAGTCGTGGTCTCGCCGTCACACCAGCCGATGTTCACCGGCATCATAGCATATCCTTTGTTATTACTATACATGGTCCGGATATCCTCACCGAGTTTGTAATCCGTAACCCAGACATGCCAGCTCCACATGATTTTCCCATTTCCCCTCACGGCCACAACGGCGTTGCCTTGCCTGATTGTCGATCCATCCACTTTGAACTCCAACCTCTTCTTGTCAGACGAAAGCCGGACCTCTGTCACCAAATTCTCCTCGTCTTGCCAGAGCAGGATAGCATCGGTAGGATTACATTGAGAATTATTATAGATATATGGATTAGAAATCCGTTTATTGAGGTGATTCTTGAAATGCGGCTTATTATAAGCAGGGGTATTGAAATTCCCGTTCTTGATTCCATTGCCGTAAACCAACGGGAGTGAATAGATACCCGGAGCGTTTACCAGATAACAATTTGCCGTATTCTCCACCGCCTCTTCTCCACTGCTGTTGGAGAGGTTATAGGGTGTTTTTCCCGTTTGGACATTGATGTCTTCTGCTATCTGTAACTTACTGTTGTGCGGGTTTTCTGTCACGCCCTGCTGGGCTTCGGCCGTTGCCCTATGCTGCGATACACCACCATTGCCGCTCTCGGTGAAGCCCGTGAACCAGAAGGGGCGGGAAATTGCATGATAACCACCCACGCCGTCCTCCTCTACAAACTCAGCCGACCATTTCATTTCGACTTTCTGCGAAGAACCATCCTCACCGGAAACGGTAGCAAAACTACGAACCGTATAATTTACAGCTCCCCCTTCGTGGGTAAAATTACCGGAAGATGTTACGGAAAATTCCGGGACCACAGATATACTTGTCGTGGAAATCCGGTAGGTGATTGTTTTACCCATGGGCCAGATTTTCCCGGCAATAGAGGTGCTCAGAGTACGTGGCGTCGAGGAGAGCCCGTCCGTGTAGGCTATCTCAATAGAAGCTCCTGCGGGAAGATGCTGGGGAATCATCATAAAAGTAGTTACTCCACCTGTAATCTCCTCACCGGGCTGCCCGCTCACTTCTTTGTCGGGGGTCTGGGAAAAGCTCTTCACGCTGCCGAAATCCCGCCAAGAGGTACCGCCCACCGGGTAAACAGCTTTCCCGTACACGTTTTTTAGTGTGATTTTCGTGATACGCCCGGGCAGCATGTCGTCACCCGTGACAAATCGCACGGCGGTAAGCACGTGTCTGAAATTCAGGGGAGCTGTGGACGAGGTGTTGCCGGGCATCTCACCGGAAACGGCCACTAGCAGGTCTTTTTGATCCGGGACATCATCCGGGAGCGAACAGGTGATTGTCGGGGTCCCCGCCACGTCTTTCCCCGATAGGACGATCCCCTCCCAATTGTAAGGTGCGTAGGCGAAGAAACGCACGTTGCGCCCGCCCCCGGGCCAGTAGTAAGAGGTTGTCCAGGAAGAGGATTTCGTGACCATGACATTGTACATGTAATCCGGAAAACATGAACTCTCATCCCATGCACCGGAATACACAGAGGCCAGCACACCGAATGAATCGTAGAAGCCCATACCGTCGACAGGCGCGGCCCGGGTCAGCACCCGCCCTTCTCCGGCACGGTCGCTCCCGGACAGGAAAGCATGCAGGTAAAGCTCCCGCCCGCCATCCTCCGTCTGCAAGGGTAGTACCCCCAGAAGAGAATCCACCACAACCATGTCCGTATCCTCCCGATCCCCGCCCGTACGGGTAATCGGCCGTACTGTAGCATCAGATAAAGAGAAACTGATTTCAGGACCCGGATGCATGGTTGTCAACGACTCATCCCGGCACGAACCGAGCAACACCATTACAATCGACAACACCCAAAAGCACGCACCGGATGAGCAAAAGCCCCTTGAAACAATGGTATAAATCTTTTTACTCATTCTATAATAATTTTCTTTGTCAGTGACTATTTTCATGTATTCTGCGATGAAGAGAGGGCGACTCAAAAACTGAGTCGTCCTCGTTTTATCCGTACTCCTAATGGAGACTTTCCAAAAATTTTCAATTCTCAGAAAAAAATCCTTTCGGGCAACCTCTTTTTCTACATATTAATATCCTCTGCTTGCTCTGTCCAGTCAGTCACACTTACAGTAAACTTGATCGCTCCGCCCAAAATATCGTCCCCGGGCTTGTAATTATCCTCCGGATGCGTTGGGTCCTCCACCTTCTCGGGATCGACCTTACCGGCCCCGTTCGAGAAGTCGAGCGTGTAAACGTACTTCTTGCCGGCCACCCAATTCGTTCCAATAGGAACGGCCACCCAGTCATGGTCAACACCGTTCGCGATCGGATAGACACGTGCCCCCGCCGCTGTAGTGATTTGAACTTTCACAGCCAGATAAGCCCCCGCCGTGGCATTGGTTTTGTCTGTAGCAGCAGCCCATGCAGTAAGTTGCTGCGGAATCAACATGGCGTTATCACCGGCCGTTTTCATAATGGAAACAGGCGAAGCCGCCAAGGTCTTTTCCTCGTCACAGGCAGCCTCGTAATTAGTCTTCTCCGAGTCCAAGGACCATGTGTTAGTCTCAAAATCGAATGTCCCTTTAGAAACGGGCTTTCCGATACGCACACCTTTCACCTTGTACACATAACCCTCGTTTGCATTTTTGGCCTTGACCTCGATCTGGACCAACCGATGCTCGAATTGTAACGGAACGCCAGTCGCTTCATTAGCAGCTTTATTACCAGTAGCCTTGATTGTAACGAAATCTTTCTGATCGGTGATACTTGCTTTTGGTGAAAAATCAGTAAGTTTCTGGGTCGTAGTATTGATTGTCAACGTACCTCCAAGATCATCTTTTGAAGGCGAGTAGGCATAAAATGTCAGGTTGCTTCCATCTCCCGGCCAATGATAAGCAGGTTGAGAGGTAAAATAACTATCTGATTGTTTCGAGAACAACAGATCCGAGAAAAGATTTTCATTGCGTACGGTCAGGGCAGTCACGTAAATTTGATTCATACTCGCCGTGGTCGTTTCCAAAGCACGGGTCCCCATGGCAGCTCGGAAATCAATTGCATTTCCCTTGTTGGTATCCAACACATTTTCTTCCGAACACGATACCATGACAAGTGCAGCCATGGCAGTTAAAAATAATTGCTTTTTCATACGTAAATAATATTAAATTAAACAAATAAAATTGATTGTTACATTTCTATATTTTCCTCCTCCGTTTCCCACTCGCTGACGTTTGGGCGGAAGCCACCGCCATTGGCGATGGGTTTCGGCACGGGAAGGCCGTACAAAAGGATGTGTACGTTACGGGGATCCGGGGCCGTGTGGACCTGCTCCGTTACATCGTAGGTATGTTTCCACTCGCTCCCGTCGGACAAAACGGCACAGACCGTCAGATGATGCATGTTCCGTTTCGAGTGGCATTGTCCGAAAGTGAGCAGCTCCCCTGTAACAATGGTTTTATTATCAGAGATGACTCCGTCGAAAGGTATTGTAACCCGCTCGTCCGTCGTTTCTTCCCTGCCGGCAAATAACCCACTCGCCAAACTTGACAGCACACCACTTATTCCCGACACATATTTAAGATTCTCGGCATTGCGAATCTCTATCGAATAACGACATACAGATACTTTAGGATATAAAGTAATGGTTTGCAACTGTTTTTGAGTCAGCTCTACATGTACTATGTAATCGCTCCAAATCATATCAGGCGAGAGCATTATAGGCTCCGATTCTACCGCTCCGCTTCCATGCATATTCTTTACATCCATCATGTTCATGAAGGCATAACCTGAAGTAAGAGTTGCCTCCCTTGTAGTTACACAAAAAGTTTCCCTTTGCCTCGTGTTCAGGTAGCGAATATTTTCCGTGTCACTGTTTAGGCACAACACGCTATATGCCCCGTTAGAGACACGAAAAGTTCCTCCTTTTCGGTCGGTAAAATCATAACGTACTACCTCGCCGCCTCCGACAGGAAACAAATAGAGCGACATAGATGCCGGATTGGCATCAGGAGCCTTCTGCCAATCAAATATCACTCTTGCATTCACAACATGAGGAATACCATTATAAAGTTCTTTGTGTTCACAAGAAAGCATGACAGCGAGCATCACCACTGAAATAATTGCAAATGCACATTTTTTCATTTTCTGCCTCCTTTCTCATTAAAATAGCCTTTCCCAACCAGCCAAACAAGTGAGACCTCCGCCTTCGTGGGACCAAACCAATGACGCCGTCCAGTCTCTTTCCAAACATAATATTTATTTTCTGGATAGTATTTTTGAAACTCTCCACCCCAATACCCGGCTCCGATAACAAAATCAAGATTTAAACGACGTCCGATAGATAAAGAGTAGCCGTACTCCACTCCAACTGTATAGTTCATCTTATCCCAAAGTGTACCTCCTGGTATACCACCTATATATCCCCGACTTCCGGTCTCGAAATCATAAGTGAACCCTTGCGAATAAATACCAAGATGATGTCCGGTTAGCGGCTTTTGGTTAGCACGGGAACCGAAATACTTTCTAAAAAACAGTTCTCCTCCGTAAATACGCCAATAATGATGACGTTGATCATTTTTCCACCAGGCGTACATCCAACTCCCTCCAGCTGACCATCCCTTCCCCAAATAAAACTCCATACCCAAATTTGGAACGAGAGCAACGCAATAGAGTAAATTGGTTTTCAGTCCGATATAAATGGAGCGTCCCCCTATAGGTTCAACTGGTTGAAGCGGTATCGAAAGTGGGGTGGATATAGAACCTGTCGAATCATTAAAGAGAGACCGATAAATGGGAATAGCCATTCCCGGTTTCAGTATTCCGACTGAACAAGGTTCATAAACGAAAAGAATCTTTGTCCTACGTAGTTCAGGAAAGAAAAACTTTTCCATATATCGCCAGACCCGTCCTCCATACAGACGCTGTAAACGATTTTTGCGACTGTCAACAATTGCCCCGTCACGAATGACCCACTCGGGAGTGTTGTACAAGATATCCAACACTTCTGTCCGGTGAGGCATGTCAGACATGGCAATCTGTCCCGTCAGACCAATCCAGTCCACTCCTCTGGACTCCATCTTGAAAAAGCAGGTATCCAGTGCCAGTCTTTCTTTTAAATATGTCCTCGCAGCTATACCCCTACGGTCGGAAAGGTATCTGTTAATCTCCGTCCCTCCTTCCGGAGATGCTCCTGAAACGATACAAACCTGGCGTAAGCGGTGTTCCGATTCCTTGTTAAACAGCCTCGTGTGGTGCAGCAAGGAATCGAAGCGGATACCGTTATCCCGAAAGGAGGAAGACAACGTATCATATCCTTGTTGGAAATATAATTTCACGCTTACCGTATCACGGGACACCATCTCCTGCCCAGTCAGATACCTGACATTCGAAAATGGCATGAGAAGTAATAAAAATAACCTTATGTTTATTTTCACCATTCTATATATTATATATTTAAAGTTGTTTTTCTGAAAAGCTATCTGCTTCACTCGATTTTGTTATTGTCATGCAAATGTATTGTTTGCAGGTATAGAAAAGAAAGAAACAATTAACTTTTTTTTGCTTATAAGTACTTAAAAATTAATCTTAATAAACTTAAACATACTTTAGGAATGTAGTCTAAATACTTATTTATACTTTTCCTCTATCTTTGCAGTAGAATATTGAGATTAAACGTTTCAAATTAGCATAAAAGTGTGCTTAATCATAATTGAATTTCTTATTATCATTAAAATTATTTGTATGTTTAAATGGTATAATTATATAATTTCCAACTCTATCGAACAAGGAACGCTGATGGAATATCAGCAAAAACGTGTATTTCATGTTTTTCTGGTCCTGCTGGCTTTGTGCATACCAGCATACATGTATATGATCTCTTTTCCCAATAAAATATATTATTATTTAAACGGGGCACTTTTTATTGCAACAATCCTGTTCGTTATAGCCTACTTCACGAATAAAATAAAGTTGAATACCGCTTTCTATTTTATTCTGATTTCAATACATATTGAAATTGGCACGGAGATTATCTATTGTTCCACAATTGACGAATATCCGTATCAAAGATTGTTGATCATGGGCAATATCATTTTATCCGTCTTGTTTACTATGTTTTCCGTGTGTGCCTACATGAGCAAGACCACCATTCAGATATCGCTTATTTCTGTCTTGTCGTACACCGTTTGCGTATTTATCACCAATGGTCCCTTTCTTACAAACTATCTCCCTATCATTGTTATTATATTCACGGTGAAATCCTTGTTCGGTATTTTACTGCACAGAAACATAAGTTGCCTGCAGCAGGAGAACGACATGCTGAAAAAGGAGGAGTCAACGTTGCTAAAAGTACTTCAGGTGAATAGGGAAGAATTGTTTGCTCTCGCGGAATTGATAAGTAAGGAAATTTCGGAGGACAATATCAACTCGTTGCTGGATGTTGTCGGGGAAAAGACAAGAAAGACACTTTTTATGGCTCTTCACGCCCATCTCAAAGAAGAAAAGAGTAGGCTTGAAATCATCAGAAAAATATATCCGGAACTCTCTCCATCTGAATTATCCATCTGTCGCCTGATTCTACAGGATAAAACCGTCAGTCAGATATGTGAAGAACTGCATAGGAGCAGCGGCAATATCACCAGTCAGCGTGCGAATATCCGAGCAAAATTTAAACTAAAAAAAGGAGACAATCTAAAGGAATATTTACAGGAACGGATGAAACAGTATGAAGAACAGTACGAATCAACGACATGATCACACTCCTTGTTTATGAGGATTGACTACATGAACTATTGCTAAATCTTTAGTTTCGCAGTAGTTCACATACCATGTTCTAAATCAAAACTCTTTTGAGGAAAAATTGAAGGTTTTAAGTTCTATCCGAAAGTCAATGTTGATTTTTATTTTCTTACAATATCCATCTGTATAAGTTAGGATGTTTTTTCTAGTTTCTTGGGGGAATCTGATGATTTCATGTCTCTGAAAATGTTTAGGTACTGCGCTTTTGAAATAGGAGTTGCTGTTCACTGCACGGGTGTGCCAGTCCTTTTCCTCCCTGCTCAGTTTTCCGCCATTGTTCAGTTTGATACGAAGTCTGTACACTTTGCTGACTTGCAGGTTCTCCAATTTCGGGACTTCCCACGCTACGAATTTTGTTGCTACCATTGCTCTCACATCCGTTTTGTTTTTTGTTTTAATGCGAATTCAAGAGCTGAAGGAGTTGAGTTCGGGCGCTTAAAAAGGTAGGGGAGTGGAGGATGCAAGGTTTTTCGGAAAAATACGACCCGCAGGGTTGGAGATTTTTCCAGAAAACAGGAGGCTTGACCTTGCATTCCCGTCAATTCCCGAAATTACCTTTGCAGCCAGAACGGAAATGGCTGCCAAATGCGGCTGCTGAAAGGCACAAAAATTGAGGGAAACGAAAATAGAGGCAGATCCGGAAAAAACTTCAAGGAGAGAAATCCACAAAACAATAAAATCCAAAAAGAAAAGGAAACACAGCCGGGGAGAGTGAAAACATTCTTCCCGGTTTGCCTGCTGTGGGTGATGGCTTGTTTCATTGATTCTGTCATAATCTCCCGTTTTATTTGTAATTGTGTACTTGAAGAGCTCTTTGAAGGTTACGCAACGCATAGAAATATATTGCAATAGATAACTAACTCAATCGTAACCTATTACCATAATGAGCAAATAACTATGTCCATTCTCAAGAGTTCAGACCTTTTTCATAATTTCATTGTACCAATCCGAATTCTTTTTCCATACATTTCAAACCAACCTGTAGCGGTCGCGACTATACCTTAGTATGGAACTGTCGGTACATGAATATCAATATCTGGTTTCGGAAATAACCCGCGAGACGGGTGCCAAACGGGACGGGAGCGGTAAGAACCTTATCGTTCCGTGCTGCCCGTTCTGCGGAAAGTTGGGCGGCAAGTTCGGTATCTATATCGGCAAGGAGACTGCCCGCCGCCAACCTTTCATGGCCCACTGCTTCTCCTGCGGGGCATCCACCCGTACATTGGAGCGACTTCTGGAGGCTATCGGCCGCACGGACCTGATGGTCTCGCAAACAGCTGACATAGCCTCACCGTTGAACCTACACCTGCTGGAGGAGGACGAGGCGGAAGAGATAGACGACGAACTGATGCCGGTCGAATTGCCGGACTTTTACAAGCGCACTTTCCGGCATCCGTATTTGCAGCGGCGCGGCTTCTGTTTCGACGATTACGAGTATTTTCCGGTCGGGATAACCGGCAGGCTCAATCCGCGCTACGCGGACTATGTCGTCTTTCCGGTCATCGATGACTGTACGGTTGTCGGCTATGTCTCCCGCCATACCTGGCCGAAAGAGGATATAGACACCCACAACCGCAAGACCAGACATAGCGGCGGGTACAAGATACTGCGTTACCGGAACTCCACAGAAAACGATTTTTCCATACTTCTTTATAACTACGATGCCGTCCGTATGGATGAAACAGATACGGTCATCCTTGCGGAAGGTATTTTCGATGTCATCGCCCTGACCCGCAGACTCGAACTCTATGACAATTCCCATGTCGCAGCCGTGGCCACTTTCGGAAAGAAAATCTCCGATGTCCAGATCTACAAGTTGCAATCGAAAGGCGTGAGAACCGTGGTTATCGGCTACGACAGCGATGCCGTCGAGTCGGTAAAGCGGACGGCGGAACGGCTGAAACCCTATTTCGAGGTTTTCATCGCGGACATTGCCGGTGCAGCCAAGGACTGGGACGAACTCACGGAATCGGAAATCTACGGGATTTTCGCCTGCCGCCTGCTGTCCGTCCTTGAATACAAACTCAAAAAAGTACAGGAAAGATGATACAGAAACTTTTCTCATGGCTCGATGCACAACGGATAACCTATATCCCGGTCGATACGGAAGTGGTGGATATTCCCGGCTTCGGGCGGCTTTTTACGGCCGACCTGTCGGGAGTGGAATCCATCTTCCGCAGCGACGGGGACAGGCTCGTGTTCAACCTGATGGAAAGTCCGGATGTGCTGATGGAAGAAGGAATCTTCCATGTGGCCTTCCCGTTCGGCAGGAACTGGTACTACTATGATCTGCGGGAAGAATTCAGTTTCAACCTGCTGAAATATATCGGCCGCCCCAAGCCCCCGGTACACGATGTACCTTTCGTGAACCTCGGCATCCATACCTCCTACGAACTACTGAACGCCTGCGGTTCGCCGGAGGATTTGTGCCGCAAGGCGAAATGGCTCGGGCATACGGCTGTCGGCATCTGCGATCGCAATACAATGGCCGCCACGCTGAACCTTCAGAAGGAGTGCGCCAATACCGGGCTGAAACATATATTCGGCTACTCGCTGACAATGATGCACGAAGAAGAACGTGTCGGGCTGAAGATTTATGCCTTGGATAACGAGGGGCTGCATAATCTGCTGCGCATCCAACGGGCCGTCATGGTCGATTCGGAAGGCAACACCCTCCGCTATGAACTACTGCTGATGTATGCCGCAGGTTGTGTGGTGGTTTTCGCCACCCGTTCCGTCTACTGGATGGCCGGACATCCCAAACTGGTGGAGCGTATTCGGAAAGGAGCCGAAGCGGTCTATTACCAGATTGACGCCAACGAATACAAGGCGGACCGCATCGACCGAGAGCAACTGGAAGCCTTGAAATACTACTTCGACAACTGCTATGATGCCGGCACGGATTCATTTACAGTAGAACCTGTCCTGATTCCGGACTGCTACTATATGGACAAGGATGACGCAGGGAGTAGAATTGTGGTGAACAAGATTGCCACGGGAGCCGCCCATGAACAGAGCGATGACCAGTATTTCAAGACAGCGGATGAATTGTATGACACGCTCCGTCCTCTGTTCTCCGGGCAATGGGACTTCGATTCCCTGTTCAGACGCATGTGCCGTCCCACGGTGGAGATTGCCGGACGTGCGGACGCCTCATTCGAGACCGGGCGCATGTTCATGCCGGAATACCGTATGCGGCCGGAAGAGCGGGAACAGTATGGTGACCACCGTACGATGTTCCTCCGACTGCTTGACGACGGGCTGAACCGGAAAGTGCCGGAATCGGGGCGGGAACGCTACAGGGAACGGCTGGACGAGGAAGTCTATATCATTGAATCGACCGACAATGTGGACTATTTCCTGGTGCAGTGGGATATGGTGCGGGAGGCACACCGGAGAGGTATCGCAACCGGTATAGGTCGCGGTTCCGCCGGGGGATCGCTGGTTTCCTACCTGCTTGGCATAACCTCTATCGACCCGCTGAAATACGGCCTTATCTTCTCGCGCTTCCTCGTGCCGGAACGCTGTGGGCTCAGCTGGAAAGACGAACTGACGGTACTTGCCCCGGACATCACGATCAGCAAAGGCGAGCGTTACGTGGAAATTGGGTCCGAAGGAAAGATCTACCGTCTTTGCCCGGATGCCCGCCTGCGGGTAATCCGGGCCGGAAAAGAACGGACGATATACGCAGATGAATTGATGTGTGGCGACGAAATCCTTTTTGACCGCCGAGATTGCTTGTGGAACCTAAAGGAACTCGAAACCCATGAATCCGACCTACGAACACCACCGTCCCTATGACGGTTGCGACCTTTACCGGGGCGATGCACTCGATGTGCTGCCCTTGCTGGCTGAAGAAGGCATCACTGCCGACATGGTATTGTCAGACCCTCCATACGATACGACACACTGCCGGTGGGATGCCGTGATAGACACCCCCGGGATGTGGAATGCCGTACAGGGGATATCCAAACCTGACACTCCCATACTGCAGTTCTGTCAGCATCCTTTTACGAACCTGTTGGGCAGCTCCAATCTCCGCAGACTGCGGTATGCCTGGGTATGGGAAAAAACACAGGCGACAGGCTTTTTGAACGCCAGGCGTATGCCGATGAAGGCGCACGAGGACATACTGGTCTTCTATGACAGGTTGCCAAAGTATCACCCGATTAAGATGGTCGGACATAAACGCAAGGTTGTGATGGCCGAACACCAGCGGAAATGCGATGCCGGCGAGATATACCGGAAGCACGACAATTTCCGGGATTACATATCCACGGAACGCTATCCGCGCAGCGTGCTGAAATTCAAGACCGACAAGCAACAGTCCTGCCTGCATGCGACACAGAAACCTGTCGCCCTGCTGGAATACCTGATACGCACCTACACCGATGAAGGAGATATTGTCCTCGACTTTGCGATGGGCAGCGGCAGTACAACCGTGGCCTGTCGGAATACTGGACGCCGGTTCATCGGCGTGGAGATAGACCGGGAAATTTTTCAGACAGCACTAAACCGTATAACCCATGGCTGACCTCCGGGAAATCTGGGTGGATATCAAGAACTATGAAGGAAAGTACAAGATCAGCAACCTCGGGCGTGTCAAGAGTCTGGAACGGCAAGTTTCGCATGACGGTATCACCTGGACACAATCCGAACGCATCATGTGCCATTGGTGCGGGACGACTTCGCTTTATGACTGTGTCCGGCTCTACAAGGGCGGTGTCGGGAAGAAGTTCTCCGTGCACCGTCTGGTGGCACAGCACTTCCTGCCCGACTGGAATCCGGGACTGGAGGTGAACCATATCGACGGGAACCGCGACAACAACCGTGCGGATAACCTGGAAATGTGTACGCACCAGCGGAATATGGAACATGCCATAGCGGGTGGCCTCAAACGGGATTACGGCGAGAAAAGCGTGAACGCCAAACTGACCAACGGGCAGGCGGAAGAGATACGGGTGAGATATTCCTCCGGCCAGGCTTCCCAGAACAGCCTGGCAAAACAGTACGGTGTCAGCCGCCAGACGGTAAGCGCGATAATACGATACAAGAAATATATCAGATGAAAGTAACACATATAAGAATCAGGAAAGCAGACGGGCCGCTGACGGTCATGGATGCCTTTGTGGACAAAGGACTGACGGAAGGCGGCCACGCTTCGCTGCCGGACATAGATGTCGACTATGCCTCCGACCGGCGGCAGGAGATCAAGGATTACCTGGAAGAACGGTACAACGCGGACGGCCGCCAGCGTGTCTTTTCCGCCGGCACCTTTACCACGATGAAACTGAAAGCCGCCTTGAAGGACGTGGCACGCGTACACCGCGTGCCTCACTCCATCGTGAATTATATCACCGCCATGATAGATGACGGCACGGACTGGACAGGACTGTTCAGACAGGCTGCCTCCAACAGGAAACTTCGGGACTTTATCCAGACCTATCCGCTGGTCATCGAGGACGTGCAAAGATTGCTCGGACAGCCCAAAGCGGCCTCCATACACGCCTCGGCCATCGTTGTCACACCGGACACGCGGGACGGCAGGCCCGCCGAATGCTTCGATTTCCTGCCGGTCCGCAAGATGGATGGGGCACTGGTATCGGAGTTCGACGGCTATTCGGTCGATGAGATCGGATTGCTGAAAGAGGATGTGCTGGCGGCAAAGGAGCTAGCTAAACTGAGTGCCGTCATCGCGTTGGTCAACCGGAATTTCGGGCAGGAACTCACCATCGGGCGTATCACGCAGGATATGCTGGAAGACGGGAAGACCTACCGGCTGCTCTCGGACGGCAACACGCAGAATGTGTTCCAGTTCTCTTCGCCGGGCATTACCCGGTTTATCCAGGATGTACAGCCGGAGTGTATCGAGGACCTGATCGCCATCAATGCCCTGTACCGTCCCGCCACACTCGACATCGGCGCCACCGATGATTATGTCCGCTTCAGGCGTGGCGAAGTGGCCCCGGTCTATAACTACGGCTGTTATGAAGCGACGAAGAACACTTTCGGAATCATGGTCTACCAGGAGCAGTTCATGTCCGTTGCCCATACGCTCGGGGGATTCGACCCCGGGAAGACCGACTATCTGCGCAAGGCCATAGGAAAGAAGAAAGCCGACCTGATGGCCACGCTGAAAGCGGATTTCATTACCGGAGCCGTCGGAAACGGATGCCCGAACTATGAGGCGGAGGAAATCTGGCACAAGATAGAGGTGGCCGGGAAATATTCGTTCAACCGTTCCCATGCCGCGGCATACGCCCTTACAGCCTATTGCGGGGCATGGCTCAAGGCCAATTACCCCTCGGCATTCTACACGGTGGCCTTGCAATGGGCGGACGACAAGGAGATTCCTTCGTTGATCGCGGAGATGGAACGCTGCTCGTCGGCCAAGATCGTGCCGCCGGACATCAACCGCTCCGGGACGGAGTTCTTCACCGACTATGCCACCGATGAAATCTTCTGGTCGCTTACCCGTATCAAACAGGTCGGTGTCAAGACAGTGGAATACATCGTCACGGAACGCGACCGGGGCGGGGCATATACCGGTATCGAGAACTTCATCCACCGCATATTCCGTTACAAACTCAAGAAATACAGTTACTGGGACGACCCCGACAATGCGGAAGAGGCCGTGAAAGTCCCCGTGAACGCCCGGCATGTCAAGCACATGATCCTTGCCGGATGCTTCGACCGTATCGAAAAAGTCGGGGCGGTTACCGAACGCTGCGCGCTGCTCGAACGCGCCGCACGGGAACTGGGATTCTCCCTTTCTGAAAAAGACTTCCCGCAGGACATGCGCGGGCGGCATTTCTTCTGGTCGCAGCAGCAGATTGCCGTGTCGGGTATAGGCAGCATCGATTACCGCCGCATCTTCGACAATTCGGAAGCCCGCAGGCAGGTCAAGGGAAAAGCCTCTTACCTGACTCTGGACGAGGTGGCACGGGACGAGAACGACGGCAGGCGTGCGACTGTCTGCGCCACGGTGGTGGATGTAACCGAACATACCTACAAGGACAGGGAGACGGGAAGCCGGAAGCGTTTCGCCAAGCTGACACTCTCCCAGAACAACCGTCTGGCGGAATGTGTATGCTGGAACGACTATTACATGGAACACCGCACCGAGATACAGTCGCTCAAAGACCGGGTGGTCATCCTCACGGCCGTCATCCGTTACAGCGACTACAACGGCTGCAATACATTGCAGACCTATAAGAACTCATTGTTATTCATTCAATCCTGAAAAGATATGGCACCCAAGACAGAACAGAAGATATATGTAGGCATCGGGCTGGACTTCGAGACCGGAGGGCTGGACTGCCGTGAATGCGCCTGTACACAGATCGCCCTGCAAGCCGTCCGTTTCGACACATGGCAGGTATTCGACCGCTATCAGGCGTATATCGCCCCCTACGGGAAACAGGACGCGGGGCTTCCCCGACGCAAGGTGTTGCGTACCCGCCATGAACAGGCGAAAGAACCGGAATATGTCCCGATGAAGTACGAACAGACGGCATTGGACTATTCCGCCATTACCATGGAGATGCTGCGCTCGCAGGGTATGGACATGAAGAAAGTGGCCGGAGAAGTCATCGCCTTCGCCAAACGCAGCACCCTCTCGAAGGGCTATCAGTGCAAGCCCGTGCTGGTCGGACAGAACATCGCTTTCGACATCGGATTCCTGCAACAGCTGATGAACTATGCCGGACTGGCCGCCGAGTTTGAAAAGACCTTTTCCGGTACCAAGGACTATTACGGCAACTTCCAGCCGCACTACATCGACACGCTTGCCGTGGGACGGTTGGCTTTTGCTGCCGATCCGGAGGTTACTTCGTATAAACTGGAACTGGTAGCCTCAAAATTGGGTGTGGAACTGGACGATGCCCACGATGCGGCTGCGGATGTGACGGCCACGCTTGACATCTTGGGGATCTATACCTCCCGTCTGCGCCAGACGGAAGGGGCGGCAATCGCCATGCAGAGGAAAGAGAAAACCCGTAAATATTTCAAGATATGAGTATGGACACGAATAAGGAAGCCCAAGGCATTGATAGGGAACAGATCCCCGAAACCATCACATTTCGTACGGCGGACCGCATGACCTACGGGGCACTGGGCTATGACGGGAACGAACTGATGGCATTCATATCGGGCTACGACCTGGAAATCAAGTTTAACCTGCGGCTCATCAACTCGCTGACAGATGCGGAGGCGTGTGCCGATGCATTGGCCCAAGTGTTCTATGAAGCGTTGCTGGAACAATTGATTAACGAAAAGGCGGATTTTGTAAAACCTCCGGGAAACAAACCCGCTACTCTTTCAGAAAAAGAAGGAAGAACCGATGTCAGACAAGATAACGAACACGCAGGATAGGGCGGAAGAGAAACCGCTCACGGAGCAGGAAATGCAATTCTGCAACCTCTATGTGAACGGTGGGCTGGAGTATGCCGGACGGCCGAAAAAATGCTTTGTGGAGGTATTCGGTAAGGATACGGTGAAGAACCCGTATGCTTCGGCCAATTACCTGATGAACAAACCGCATGTGCTGGCACATATCAAGGCATTGCTATCTTCGGAACGGTTCGAGATGGAGACGATGGCCGTAAAGCTGCAGGTGACCGAGACACTCAAAGCCGTCATGGACGAGACGGCCACTTCGGATTATACCGACCGTTTCGGTGTGCCGCTCTCTCCGGCACCGCTCAGGGCCGTTTCGGTCAATGCCGCCAAGGCGCTGATGGACATTTTCCCGATCAAACACAAGGAAGAGAACAGTCTACGCATTGAGGGGAGTAACGGGAATGTGATATTTAACGTGATTGTCCCAACAATTTCTCCGAAAGATGAAGAAACGAAAAATTGATAAGAAAGAAGTGACATGGTGGGTGTATCTGGTCATTCTAATCACGCTTGTAATTTATGGATTCTGGGACAGTGTCGCAGCTGAATTGCTTTTGAGGGCGATAAAGGAAGCTTTTTCAATACTAATCGAATAAATACCAACATTATGGAGCAGATGAAAGATTTTGTAATCAAATATTTCAAGATCATAGTGGCGACACTGACATTCGTGCTGGCCTTGTATGTCCAGCACGTCAACAACACTGCCCAAATTGCTGCGCTTGAAATCAAATGCGCCGGCCTTGAATTGACAATCAAAGAGCAGTATGACCGTATAAACGCCATGAAACTGGATAAGTCCGTATTTGAAGCGACCATGAGGCAATTCAATACCCTTCAGAGTGATTTGCACGAGATCCGAGCGGATATACGGGAATTGCTCAAATGTCAGTTACAACATTAAAAAAAGTATCTTATGATAAAGAATACATACGTGACCATTGTTGCCTCTGACGAGCTGACGGAAATGTCTCTCGACGGACTGATTGGACATAAAGGGCTTGTGGTCGAAGACCTTTCCTTTATGGGATCAGATTCCAGAGGTGGCATGGTTCTTCTTGAGGAGAAATATCTGGACGAGTTTATATGGTTTATTCCTGAAACTGCCGTAATTTATGAATAAAGGGTTGTCAAAGTATTTACTCGTGGGCGTACTGTCACTTTCGGGCATCATCTATATCCAATATCGTAGGAACGTCTTTCTGGCAAGCGAAAGAGACCGTTACCAGGCTAACAATTCAACCTTGCTGTCTGAACTAACCCGTGTGCGCATCGATTCCATGACGCTCGCTGTCGATGCCAAAGGGTTGCGGCTGACTGTGGAGGAGTACAAGCGTTTCCGGACGCAGGACGCTGAGACTATAAAAAAGCTTGGGATAAAAATCAAAAACCTTGAGGCGTCCGCCAAACACCAGTTGGAAATGGGTGTTCCAATCGACGCCGTCGTGAAGGATACAGTCATTATACACGATACAGTTCCGTTACTCCGGCAGAAGGTAGAAATGATCACCCCGCACATTCAAATTACAGGGATAATCGAGAACTGCCGCTTACAAGGCCAAATCCGTGTTCCCGTCACCTTGAATCAGGCCATTTGGGTGGAATACAAGGGATGGTGGCTTTGGAAAAGAATCAAAGCCGTTCATCAGACCATTTCTAGTGACAATCCTTACTTGAATATAAAGTATACAGAATATATAAAGATTGAAAAAAAATAGAAATTTTGATGGATTCGTATATGAGCAGACTATTAGCTTCAGGAATTTCTTCCCTTTTTGATTAAAGACAAGAGAAGAAAAACATTCTCAGAAGAGGGCTTTCAGGTTGGAAGAGGTAGCAAATGATTCTTTCGATCTCTCGCGAACATCGTTAAGTCTCATTTTTTTACTTATCAGGACATCGGCTACCGGGAATGACTGGACTGCTAAGATGATCCCCGCTAAAACAATAAAGCCGGAGAAAAATGTTGCAACACTTCTCTCCGGCACTTTCAGCCACGCTTCGGGAGAACCATTCTCCTGCGTAAGGGACCGCCTACGGCAGATCCCTTACGCAACGCACGTATCCCTTCTCGTTATTCACAAGCCTGTCATTGTCACCCGCCCACTGGGTATCCACGGTCGTGACCCATCGGAGATAACCATGGAGATACATCTGGTAGCCGGCACTGAACGATCTTGCCCCGTTCATGCTACGCTTGGAAAATCCCGTCCGAGAATGGAGAACTTCAGATTCTACTACTCCCAGAGAAGGAAGGTCATTACCGAATTCGTAAACCTCCTTTTTCTCAGGGTTATGCCAGTCGAACAGGCTCCCGCACATGATGATCAATTCCACCTCGTTGGGCACCCGCCAGGTTCCCAGGTCGCTCTTGTCTGCCTCCTGGTAATAATAGGCGCACGGGCTGTTTCCCTGTTCGATGTCCGCCATCAGCGTGCTCCAATCCTGTAAGTAATACTCGCGCTTCCTGTCAGGATTATTCAAATCCTTGGGCTTATCTATCTTATTGGCGATATACTTGGCCACCTCAAACCCGTTCTTGTAAATGGTGTTGCTCTGGGAGTCCTCATCATGCGCGGGCAACTCGTAAATGGCTCTTACTCCACGCGTCATGCTGTATGGCAGGTTATCTGCCCTAAAGACCAGATATTCCTCTTTCGTCCTGTTATTGACAAGAGACTTGTTCAGTTCCTTGCCCAATTCCTCGATGTGATAGCTTTCTTCCCCAGACTCCAGCATCCCCAGATCCCTGATCAACCTCACTTCCGAGTAGGGGGTGCGGTCCCCGGGTGAGTTCCCTCCCTTGTAATAATCAAAGTTTGCGATGGGAGTCACGCTGCGGGACTCCAAGATACAAATATAGGGGTTGGAAGAGTATAAAGAAAGGTTTGTACTTGCCATAAAGGCTCTTGACATATAAAATGCTGTGGCGTTGTCCGAGGGGGCGTGCCCGTGCAGCCTGGAATGTAACGGCAACGCCCGTTCCCCCACGATAAGCATACCGCTCTCGCTCACCGAAGGAATATACCACTTCATCTCGGCGGCCTGCATCCGGCCATCACGGTTATCATCCCGGTTCCGTAAAAACGGGGTGAAACAGGCATATTCGGCGTGGTAATTCTTGGCTGCCAAATTATAATGGTCTCTGCTGAGAGTCAGCTTCGCGTTGTCCACCTTCGTCATGACCTGCCATAACTGGTCTTGTTTACTTCTTCTCATCGGGTCAATCATGACCTCTTGACTGAAGTCGCCCGACCTTGCCATCACCTTCCAGGTATTCGACCAGCCGTTGGATGTATATTTATTATAAAAAGCATCCGGTTCTCCCGGAGCCTTCACCATAAAGTCCAGGTCCGGTGTCTCGTTCACGTTTTCCACCCCCCAGACACGCATGCCTTCGGGTCCCTCCGTAAACACCGTCTTGATGGACATCTGACGGATGGAAACGACAGCCTGGTGATAACCTGACTGCCCGTCGGGGGAGATTTCATGCGACGTGTTCACCAGCAGGTCGAAAGTCCGATCCGGGGCGTTGGCAAAGGTTTTCCACAAGTTCTTGTCCTCGGGGGCGCCATCCTGCATGGGGTTCCGCTCGTAGAAATACTCGTTGGCGTAAACCGT